AATGACCAAGCTGGAAGGGGAAAAAGACTTCAGGGGGAAACCACGCTTTACCCCGAAGGCGCTGAAGGTTGTGGCGGATTATATTCATACCAAGACCGGGACCGAGGTTCGTTATGGCGGAGCCTCTTCGGCTTTTGCGCTTGGCAGTAAACAGCACGGGGAGTACTGGAATCGACCGCATGAGATGTTTGCACGGGCGTTTGAATGTTATGTCAATGACAAGATGATCAGCATGAAGCGGCGCAACACCTATCTTGTCTCAGGGGTTTCGGACAAGGGTATCGCGGAGTGGGCGAACTTTAAAGAGGAGACCTTTGCCCCGTATCCGTTTGGTGAAGAGCGGGTCAAGATCAATGCGGCGATGGAGAAGCTGGTCGGCGCGATGCGTAAGCACAAGGTCCTGCAAAAATCGGTGGCGCTACTGGAAGGCGAAGAACTTTTGCAGAAGGCAACCGCAGGCATCCATCTTTTACGCAAGGCTGCACGCGAGCTGCAAGGGCGCACGGTTTTTCAAGGTCTGCCGATATCGATCGAAAACCGTCGAGGCTCGATTCGACAGTGGTTTGATGAGCATACCCAGAAAGAAGGGATGACTCGCATGGCGATCCCTTACGGGTATATCCGGGGGACGCTTGGGGTTGACGGGGATCAGGTCGACTGCTTTGTTGGCCCTTCTCAGGACGCAATCAAGGCCTACGTAATTCATATCAGAAAGGCCCCGGATTTTACAACGTATGATGAAGATAAGGTTATGCTTGGCTTCAAAACCGCAACCGAGGCGCTGAAGGTATTCCGGAAGCATTATGACAAGCCCGGATTTTATGGTGGCATGACGACGCTGCCGATGGATCGACTTAAAGAGGTACTGGCAACAACCCGGACAAATCCACGCAAGCTAACAGCATAAAGGGAGATTTAAAGATGAAGACAATGAGAGCGAAGATGAAGGTTGATCAGGTCAAGGTCAACGGTACGGTCGATGAGGTTGAGTTCAGCGCGGTTTGTCGAAAGGAAGGCTACGGCGAAGACGGGCTGGATGAAAACAACACCTTCAGCAGGTTTACGCCGTCAGCCAATCTGTCCATGTGTATCAACAATCCGGCACTGAAGGGAAAGTTTGTGCCGGGGCAGGAATTCTACGTCGACTTTATTGCCGTCGAGTAGTCCGATATATCAAACGGCGGGATCGAGAAGAAAAGCTCTTCAACGTTCCCGCCGTTTCATGTTAGTCTCAAGCCGTTGGATATATCAAACGCCGGGCGTTTTGCGTTTGATATATCAATCACACCGGCAGACGGAAACAGCTGGTCGCCTGATTAAACGACAACAGCGCCCGGTCCGGCTGTTTGATATGTCAAATAAAAGGGGTCACTATGGCAAACAAAACTATGACCAGCAAGCTGGCAGGCAATATGGCTCTAGCGCAACGGCTCAGCCGGGAGAATATTCGTGCCTTGCGCTTTGCGTCCAAAGTAGCCGCAAGGCGTTACGATATCGCCGGGAAGCAGATCGCTGAGCTTGAGGCACAGTCGCGCAAAGACCCGAACAACGACGAGCTGACAGACAAGATCGAGGCTTTGATGGAGGTACGCCGGGGATTGATTGCCGCCGCTGGTTATGCCGATGGCGCGATCCATCTTGAAACCGGCAAACCCAATATCCGCAAAACCCCTGATCACCAGATCAAAAATCAGCATGGCAAGTTTGCCCAGAAGGGGAGTTATGGCCACTTCCTCGGTCGCCTTAAGCAGGTCTTGACTCCGAAATTGCCGGGTGATGAGTGATTCGATTGAAATAACCCGTCACGCATGGGAACAGTTTATCGCCCGGTGGCCTTATGCGACTCCGGGTTGTTACTTGCGAGAGCTGCGTTTTATCTGGCAGGACGCCAAGCGCGAAGAGTTGGGGTCTGGAGGGGTGCTCAGGTTGATCGATAATGGTATGCGTCAAGCGACGTATTACCGGAACGGTCGCTGGCGGTTTGTCGTCTCAATGGATAATCGGCTGGTTACGGTAGAGCTGGTTATTCATGAGCCGATATTCAAACCAAAGTACAGCGGGCGTAAACGTTCAACCTCAAAGCGCAATCGCAAGGGGAGGTGGTAGTCAGTGTTTCCTGTCTTACTTAAAAGTCGAGTGAAGGGACACGTTCGCACCCTTAAGTCAGGGAAGCGTATTTTTGTATCTGAGTATACCGATTCCCGCACCAAGAATGGAGACGAACATGGACATGGTACTGGACGCGGACCGGCCCTTTCTGGAACAGCTGGAAGAGGCGGCGCTGGCCGAAGAGAACAACGGCCCGGCCTTATTACTGTTGGAGCAAAAAATATACCGCAACCCGGACATCATGTCGGCGCTGACAGCTACGGGGCGGGGTTAGGGGACGATCAGCAGTTAGGGGTCAATCTTGCTTTGACCCGGTTCGCCGATGGCGGACGGGCCTTCCTGTTGGCCGATGGCACTGGAGTCGGCAAGACCCGTGAACTGTTGGCGATTGCCGACCAGTGGGCGAACAAGAGCGGCAAGCCGTCACTGATCGTTACCCAGAACAACCAGATCATCGAAGGTTCGTTCAGGGAAGACGGCAATGCCCTTGGCATCCGAAGCAACACCCGCAGCTCTAACAATAAAATCAAAATCATAACTTATTCAGCCTTGCGTAGTGGCATATACAGCAACGGCAAGTGGGGTGTCGTCTTATTTGATGAGGCACACAACCTGAAAAACGTTGACTCTGCCAAGGCGGTCAGTGCTAAGGCCCTCAATACCGATCACGTTGTCTACGCCACGGCAACGCCGATGGATCGACCGACTGCCGCGTCTTACTTTCTCGCTGAAATTACCGACCTGTCTGAAGATAAAATCCAAAAAGAACTGGGCTACCGGATCGAGACCAGCAAGAACGCCGACGGGGAACTGAAGCGGCACGCGGTCTTACGTGAAGGGATGAGCTGGGACAAGGTCATGCTCAATATCGTTGATCTACGCAATATGGCGATTGAGAACGGGGCGATGATCCGGCGTGAGTTCCCTTTTTACGGTGAGATAACAGACGAAGAGATTGAACTGTCGCCAGCGGTCATGGTTGAACAAACCATGATCGAGGAATCGTACAAGCAGGCCAAACAAGAATCCCAAAACAGTTCCGATGAGACTGCCGCCCGTAACGTTGGACAACAACGGATCAATGAGTTGTCACGTTGGCTGGAGCCGCACAAGGCTGATCATGTCTGGGCGGCGATGCAACAGGACCTGAAGTCTGGCAAGCAGGTGGTTATTGTTGCCGATTATGTCAAGCCATCAAACATCAAGGGGCTCGATGAAACCCGTGAGTCGTTTATCGGTCTGTACGCAAAGCGTCTCGAAGCGGCAGGTATCCCCTTTGCCAAGGTCTACGGGGCCGGGAGTAAAGGGGAAGAGGTTGCCCGGTTTCAATCAGGTAAGGCGCAAGTGGTTCTTATGACGCCGCAGTCAGGTGGAACAGGGGTTAACCTTGACGACACAGGCGGGGATCGGCCTCGGGCGATGCACGTCGTCACGGCCAACTATTCAGGGGACTTGTTTGAACAGATCATCGGCAGGGTTTCCCGACGCAAGACGGCAAGTGCCTCAACCATTAAATTCTACTATGCAAAAGGGGCAGTTAGCGACGACCGGCGCAAGGAGATTGTCGCCCGCAAAATAGGCGCCTTGCGGGCCATCCAAAAAGGGGAGGATGTCGATGTTAGCCGTGGTGTTAGTTTAGAGGAAGACGGACAGGCCCCGTCTATACCGAAAGAGCAGAAGGCCCGCAAAGAACGAGGCAAGGTCGAAAGCGGAAAGGGGGACAAGGTCGTCAATTCGGTACAGATGGAGCGATTCAACGATCGCTCAACCTTTATTCGTTTCGATGCAAACTCCCATGCCATACAAACGGCGATCCGCACAATGGGGCTCCCGTCGGCAAAACCGACACGAACCGCACAAGGCAAAGGGTGGATTGTCAAGAACCAACATGTCGCAGAGTTAAAGAACCACCTGCACCGGTTGACCAAGTCGAGACGTGTTGGTTGGCCGATATTGAAAAGGAAGAGGTGTGCCGATGTCGATTAAACTTTATGCCGGAGACCGGGTTTTGATCAAGAATCACGGAGTCATATCATGGCTGATCCGCTGGTGGACAAGTAGTGACTGGAATCATCTTGTGCCGGTATTGAATCAAGCTGGGGATATTCTTCAGATCGATTTACGCGGCGGGGTCCGGATCGAAAACCTATCGATGTTTATTCATCGTAAATGTGAACTATTGGTCTTGCGGCCAGCGATCGAATTCACCGCTGAACAGCAGGCTAATTTTTTAAATGCGGCTTGGTCAATCATCGGGCGGAAGTATGATTGGTTGTCTTTCGGCGCCTTTTTGTTAAACCGCAAAGACCTGCAACGGAAGAAAAGGTTTAACTGCTCTGAAGGAACCTTGTTTGTGGACCAAGCGGCAGGGCTACTCCTTAACCGGCCCATGACCTTGATTTCGCCCCTCAGTTATAGCGAGTTTTGGTCAGCAGGCATGTTTAAACTGGTCGCCCACTGGATACGGCCACGCAAAGGGGCTAAGTTGTGGTTGTTGCAATAATTGACAGCGTCGGGATTTAGGAAAATATCATGAGCGCATTCAACTTTCGAGCACTATCAGCACAGCCGCAAACCGCTGACACGATCTCTGTGTTTAAGGCCGGGACGGCTACCCTGCTAACTGGATTGACCGACTTGAACGGTGTGGCCCTTGCAAACCCGTTTACTGTTACCGCTGCCGGGGGTGTAGGTACGTGGGGGTTTATCCCTCCGGTTGGGTCTGAGTACGATGTTAAATGGGGGGATGTTGTTCTGGCAACGAGTCAGAGCAACGAGCCGCAAGCTGTTTTGAAACTCCCGAAAACCTCCCCTCCGATTCCCGTCGCTAGTTCTGATTGGGGCATTTCTATAAGTAACCCTATAGATATAACTATAACCTTACCAGTTACAGGATTTTATAACTTAACTGCATATGGAGAGGGTGATGTTTTAATATCTAATAATACTGCCAATGCTTATGTAGTTGCATTCTTGCAAAATAAACCAGAACTATCTGTAGCTCTCAACTGTGAAGTTGCAGGAACCATAACACTGACTATATCCGGTAGTGTATCAAGGATTCAGATAACTCAAACCTATGAGCCACAACCCACTATTCTTGGTGACAGCGTTGATGGGTCAATATGGAATATAAACAGTAATGATCTTTCCTCCGGTGACATTATCGCCGCCACCGCTGGCCTGACTTTGACGCTTGAAGATTACACCGCAAGGCTACTCGGTGAGCAATTCGCGGTCATGGCCGTGGGGGGTGATGTGACCTTTGCCGGTACGTTCATCGGTGAGGGTGGTTTCACTGTCCTGGCGCAAGGCTCAATCGCTTATGTCGTGCGCGGGGCAACCGCGTGGCGAGTATTCGGGGTGACGTCATGATGCCATCAATGGTAGCGGCGCGAGGGCGGAATAGGGGCGGTGGGGGTACTGGAAGCTCAAATCTACATAAGATTGCCGGAGGGCGGATACATTCCGCTGGTCTTAAGTCTGATGGGACAGTAATTACAGCTGGGAGCAATGCAAGCGGTCAGCGTAATACCATTACATGGGCGGGCATTATTTCTGTAGCGTGCGGCGATGATTTTACGGTAGGGCTTAAAGGTGACGGGACAGTTTTAACTACTGGTTTAGTCAATGCTAGTGGTTTAACTGATATTATCAGCGTCGCCGCTGGTTCAAACTTTGTTTTAGGTTTAAAATCTGATGGAACAGTTGTAGCGGTTGGCCCCTCTACATCGGTCACACAATCAGCTGTTAGCGGCTGGACAAACATCGTATATATATCGGGCTGTTATCAAAGTGTTTTAGGTGTTCTGTCTGATGGGATAGTCGTAGGTGCTGGTGATAACTCTTCTGGTCAATTAAATGTTGCAAACTGGTCAGATATTATACTAGCAGCAAACAATCGGTTCGGGTCAGCTGGAGCGTTAACGACTGGCACAGTTATAGGGGCAGGTAATGCTTCCTACTTTCCAGTCGGTTGGACCGATATTGTAGGGATAGCTGGCGGCTGGTATCAAACAATAGGACTCAAATCTAATGGGACGGTACTACCTGTTGGTAGTAATTTTGCTGGCCAGTTAAACGTAGACGGGTGGACAAATATTATAGAGGTTGCATCAGGCGAGGCACAGTCGATAGGGCTTAAGGATGACGGGTCAGTCATAGGGGTAGGTCGTAACACTAGCGGGCAACTAGATTTTACAGGCTGGAATCTACTTTAAAGGATAAACGATGATACGACATAGACCGACGAATAAAACATTTGGAACAACCGAACAAGCTCGCCGTCACTACGCAAAATATAGTGCAGAACAATCACCGCTGGGTGTAAGTATATCTCTATACCCTGACGCTGGTCTTCTGTCGGCCCTCAATCAAGTTGGCTACTATACCGACACGACGCCAGAGTATGACCCTCAGACGCACGTCCTGACCGGGCTGTTTGTATGGGATGAGTCTGTTTATACGGTTGCTCAGATGATCAGGGCATTGACAGGTGATGAGATTGCGGCGAACCGATCAGCAATTGAGCTGATGATGTGGGAGCAGATCAAGCAGGAGCGGGAGCGGCGCAGAGTCGGCGGCGTTTTGGTGGCTGGTAAATGGTTTCATTCTGACGATCAAAGCCGCATCCAGCACCTCGGGTTAATGATGATGGGAGCTGGTTTACCAGTCGGGATCATGTGGAAAACAATGGACGGTAGCTTTATCGAATTAACGCAATCGCTGGTCGGTGGGATATTTCAAGCATTGGCCGGTGCCGATCAGTTTAATTTCGCCACCGCTGAAACGCACCGCATAGCAATGGAGGCCAGCATCGACCCGACGCTTTATGACTTTAGCACCGGCTGGCTCGATTGCTATACACCGGCAGGGACATAATATGCCCGTATTGATCTACTCAATCCCGACACCACCAACACCGCCAGCGGTTCTGACTGCTGAATCGGAGATACTCCCGCCGCAAATTACCGCGCAGACAGAGGTGACTAATGCGTAGCTTTAAATTGACACTCGGAGTACCAGCAGCAACGTCTTATCTCGTGCAGGCATCGGCTGACGGCTTAATCGGGTGGGCGACAACTGACACGGTTGCCGCCGCTGCGTTGGTTGACCTGCTTGACGGCACGTACCGACTTGATGCGCCGAACTCACCGACGGATCAGTATGTGCGTATCATTCCGACAGACGGGACGCTCACGGCTTCAGCAGGCCGAATTTATCAGCCGCAGGTAGCAGCGGTAGGGTTTTTTGATTTAAGGGTCGACGCGGTATCTATTGGTCTTCCCGCCGCCGCTGGTTGGGCTGTTGTTGCTTCGGGAATTACAGGCGCTTCGGTAGCAGGAAAAACGGTCGTCAAGAGCGATCGAACGGAAACCGATACTGAGGGGGTTGCAACGTTGCGGCTCAGAGCCGACATAGGGATGATAGCGGTCACCGTTGGTAGCTTGACCCGGTATGTTGATTCAACCGGCAGGTCTGGTACTGAGGTATCGTTTGCCGATCTGAGTTAAGCTGTCTTGACTTTAAGGTTCTACGTGTTATTGTGAAGGGGATTTTATATCTTTTTTATTTCTTAATGGAGGTCTTATGAATGTGTTTGGCAAAATAACAGCATGGTTGTTGACGGCACTGGGGGCATTCTGGGTTATTGATTCAATGATCTACATGCGTGCAACGCAAGGGTCACTCGAACCTGCACACTATATGGGTGCTCTCCTGCTGTTCGCGTTGACGATGGCGGTCGTCTGGTTGTTGGTTTGGGGACTGACTTTTTTGGCACGCAAAGCATTTTTCCAGAAAGTTCAACAATAACAATAGGTTACATAATTAAAGTTATGCGACATTAAAAAAATACACAAAAAAAAGGGGCGATCCATTGCGGACCGCCCCTTTTTTTATAGTTAAATCGATCACCCTTCTTTCGATTCTCTCTTTAAAGTCTCAATCATGTCCGTGTAAAGTTGCACCATGTCACAGAGAGATTCTTGCTCAAGAAGTGAGGCGGCATTGCGAACCATGCAAGTATTATTGCAAACTAGATCAACGAGAAGGTCGCGAGTCAGAGCGTAGACCTCTGAATCCATTTCGGCTATTAGATCGTCATTTCCTTTATCGAGATGCTGGATCGTTCGATAGGCTACCTGTGCTTTTTTCTGAGACAGGGTCAGTTGCTTAAATGCGTCTTCGGCTTGGCGACAGCCTTGGATACCCCTTGTGTTAATTAGGAGCAGATTGTCTTCGTGCTTAGCGATGAGTCTTTGACATGTTTCTCTTATCGAGGCTCTGTCCATGGTAAATTTCCCTTTCATTAATTTTTTTATGATCGAAAGACTTGCCTTTTTCCGTCGCAGAATGGACAGTCCCGGTCGTTGTGACCATCACCTGTTCCGTTGCAACGGCGACAGTCGACAAGGCCGTGCATGTCTTCATCCATGATCTGGTCGACGGCGGAGCGTAGACTGTTTAGTAGGGTCAGGAGATTAAAGTACCGAAAGCTGGTACCATTTATCCCTCTCTTTGGTATGTTGTCGTAGATGAGGGATTCTACCTCGTTGAGTTTTTCGTTAATGTCGTCTTGCAACTCTGTCCTATCCATAGATATCCTCCTTAATAATTGACCCGCATTTTCAGTTCTTTGCCGACCCGAAAGGTCGGTAGTTTTTTTGTTTTCACAGTGATAACAGCGCCGGTCTTGGGGTTGCGCCCAGCGTAGGACTTGTAGCGCTTGACGGTGAAGGCACCAAAGCCACGAATCTCTATGCGGCCTTCGTTCTTTAAAGTCTCAGCCATCGTATTAAAAATAATTCGAACAATACGATCGGCCTCGACATAAGTGATTTCTTTTTTATGAGCCAGTAGAGCGGCTAGTCCGGAACGGTTCATACGGTCTCCTTGTCGGAAGCATTAAGATTGATCAAAAACATGAAATACGAGTGCGTCTTGAATCTGATACGTCCCGACGAATTCCCCGTGATCTGAAATGTTTGGCAACGGTTGTCCTGTTCCGTAAGTGGCGAATTTTCGGCGTTCTACGGGGGCGTCCTCATCGACCAGCGCCCACAGTTGCGGCTTGCCGTGCTGCATGTGGACGCTTAGAACTTTGGCTGCTTTTGGCATTAATATGGTTTGCACGCCAATTACGTCAAGTGTCCATTTCCATATCTTCATAAGGTCTCCTTGATTTTAGTTGTTCAGGTTGCTACAGCCTGTTATAGTCTGAGCCTATGTAGTGAGTGTCTGCTGTAGACAGCCCCGGTCAACTCAGCCCTGCGACCGGGGCAACTCCCCTCCCCTTTTTATTTGCATATCATCTATCCTTGATTGCGCCCACTCTACTGCCGTGCGCAGATCAGCGAACCAATTAAAACATTTCAGCGCAGACGTAGCCACATCCCGAACCTCGACATAAAATTTTTCGGATTTGTCTCCACGCTGAATCGTTGATGGCACTATGATTTCCTCATTTACCAGTATCCAGTTGTTCTTGTATGATGTTTGCATGGCTTCCTCCGGCTAAGTGTTTAAAAAAGGCTTGCCCTACCCTTTACAGTGAAAGGTCGGAGTGTCGGCATTGAGATTCGAAGTTGACTTTTCTATACACTTTTGGAAGCCTAAAAATCGGAGTGTCGGGATCGAGCTTGGAGAGCTGGTCCATGGTTGAATTGAAGCCCCGTCTAGAAACTTCATAGAGAGCTGTCCCGCAGTTAGAAAAGTTAACCTCATGTTCGTATGCAAGATAAAACATCCGGGCATCGCCCTTCAGTTTTTTAATCTGACGCTTCAGTTTTTTGGCTTTGATGAAGGCAACTACTTTTTTGAGCATAGCTTGATGTTCCTTTCGATGGTTTTTAGGACCTTGAAATCTTCAGCCTTTTCTTTCTCAGGGTATTCGTCGTCATGGTAGCCGATGTACCTAAGTACCTGTTTTTTTGCGGCCAGCCATGCCTGACGCTTGGTGGTGTGTAAGCTGGAAAAAGGTTTGCCTTCAACGGCGAAAGAGCGGTAAAGATTCACGTCCTTGGCCCAACCAAAGTCACCATGCTTCTTTGACAGCTTAATCCACGTAATGCCGTGGATGTACTGGACAGCGTAGACATATTGATGTGTGCCGTCGAGATACTGCGACCGTTTCCGATTCTGGATGGTGGTAATGATGTGCGTTTCCATTTCACACTTGCCGTCTTCGTGAATACACACACTGTAGAGCTTCTGCCCGACCTTATATTTCGGACCCTTTGCGGCGACCTTCATGTCGGCCCCCTCTTTTTTCTCAGTGTTACCATACCCCTCCCCTTCTTTTTTCTCTTTTCATTTTATCGTAAGCAGAGATTCCCCAGACCAGCGCATAGCAGCACCAAAGGTACCGACTTGTGGAGCGTGTCAAGTGCGTCTCCCAGAAGTCGTCAATCTGCACTGAACGATGGTATCCATATTGAAACGAAAAGTCATCAACCGCTTGTCGTACTGTATGCTCGCCATCATCCGCGACAGAGAGAAGGTCATCGTTGACCGCTTCCGTGAGAGCTGTAATATATTCTCTATCTTCCTCGTCTTCGGTTTGTGATAAAAGCCATTCGTTGATAGCTGTTCGATAAGCGTCAGCGTCGTACTCTCGAAGCCCGTCACACGTATCTTCGGCCAGAACCTTTTCCGCCCAATAACCGGGATTGATTTTCAGCTCTTGAGACCGAAAGAAAGAAAACATATCTTCAACCCGGTGGAAAACAAATGTTCCCATGTCGCCGGTATAGCAAAGATGCCCCGGCCATGTGATTAGGTCAAAAAACATATCTGAACTTTGCGGCTTCATGAACCGAATATGCCGATAAACGCCCTCATCTTTAATGATGATTATTGTATGCTCAGCAACATTCCGCAGGAATTCTTCTTTTGTAATGGTTGGGTGACTCATTTGGCCTTCCTTTCAATTATGTGTTTTTTCTGTTAACCTTTGCGCGGCATAATCAGACCGACACCGCCGTGAAAGATAAAGCGCCACGGAGTCATCCCGTCGCCGGTCGGGCTTAATTGGACGCCGGGTAAATCCTTGATCATCTCCAGCAGGTACGCGCTGATAAAACCCGCACCCCATGCAACAGCAAAATCAAAGTCTTTTCCCGTCCCGTTACAACGGCGACATGGCACGCCTTCTTCGTCTCCCGGCACTAGCTCGCCCCCATTGCAGGTTTTACAAGTAACTTCGTATTCATTGTAATCGGTCTCGGCAATGACTTCACCCTCACCATCACACTCAGGGCAAGTGCAGAGAGAGCAACGCTGGCGTCCCTCCAGATCGTAAGGTGGCAACGGCAGGTAGTCGAGCAGAGATTCATGATCCCAAATTAACCGCTCTTCAATCATGATCACGTTTTTTCTTTCCGGTATCTCTGGCACGCGAGGCATCCGCACGGCAAGGTGTCCGTTTGTTGCATACGTGAAGGCCCCGACACTCCAAGGCTGCGACATGTTAAAATGATTGGCTTCGTTATCAGGAAGGCGAAACCTTTCTAATTTGATCATATTTCTACTCCTTTAGAGGCAGGGGTTGAGACGATTTCACCCATGGCGATAGTTGTCGCCACGACCCGGTCTGCGACCGGCTGACCCAAGAAGTCGTGCGTGACAAGATAAAGGATTTCGACCACTTCCCCCCGGCTGTCAGTTGTGGTGAGGATATCGATAACGGTCTCGATGACTCGCCGCTTCCGGTACTTACCGGCCCGGCGAATGAATTGTGTCCCGATTTCAAACTGCGGTTGCTTACCCATAGACAATCTCCCCCAGACAGACGCATTGCAGGAAAACGTCAGCCGTTTCAGCATCGTCGTTCTCGTTAATGATATTTTCGAAATGCCACGGATAAGCGGCCAACATGATCAGCAGGCCATGTTTTATCGAGTGTTTATTGACCCGATGAGTACCCCCTTCATCGTCGGTAACGAGGATACTCCCGGCCATATCAAACGGGTAATAAGACGTTGCAGGCGAAGTGAAATGGATATCTTTTATCCAGTGATTCGATCCGCCCTCGAAGGCCCCGACCAGCAGGTCGCTAATACGATCAGCGCTTAGGTTGATTGAGTCGCCAAGCGGGGCGATTATCTTCTTTAAGGCGCTCAGAGGTAGATTAACAGAGTCGCTATCCTTGGTTGTTGCGGCGTCCACGCTCTGGTCGAGAAGCTGAAAGGAAACAGTGCTGGCATTGTTGTCGTAAATAACCTGAGCCAAGGCCAACCGGGAAAGAGGGTGTAAATACTGGATGATTCTAACCGACCCAACACAGACCAATTTTTCGATCAGCTTATGTGGCTCGATAAAACCGGCAAGGCGTTCGTCGTACTCATTACTGGAGACAGTTTTGAATTTTGGGGTGGTCATGGTATTGCTCCTTTCGGTTCAGGTTACGTGGTCAGGAATTTACGGACAGTGATTTCAATTGCTGAATCACCAGTCGGGACTTCGAACTTATGGTTAAGAAGGAAATACACAGGATAGTCAGGTTCGAGTTCCTTGGTCGATCGATAACAGCAGACGCCGCCGTAACGAGCACCTTCATCCTGAAGGCAGTAGAAGACCGTTTCGCCAGCGGGATTTTTGGTACTGTAATTGACGCGGCAGAAGCCGTTGTCGATCGAGTGAATCTTTAATGGTTTGTCTGGTGTGCTCATAGCTCCACAGTCTCCTGATTGCGAGTTGTCGTTTCAAACTGACCGACTTCGCCCCGTTCAACCATGCCACGGTAACGGTCAACGGCTTGAAGCGTCCGCTCTGAATTGAGGTTTCGATTGACTTGCACACCATAGCGAGAATCGTAATCGATGGTATGCACAATGAGGGTAGCAATGCAGACAAGGGTTAGAATGGCAGCGGCAAGAATGCGGTTTTGAATGGTTCCGGTTTTCATTCGGTGTCCTCCTTTTAAATCAGGGCTCATCCCCTGTATCTATAAGAGGACACCGAAACTAAATGATGCACTAGGACTGTTTCTGCTCTACTTTGCGTCCTTTGGCCAGCAGGCGCTCCTGATTGCCGATCTCGATATCGAGACGATCTAGTTCAGTTTCCAGCGCCCGATTGATGATCGCGTTCAAGCTTTCACCTTTTTTCCCGTGGTTGTCAGCATACTCCCTGAGTCGCAGGTTTAAAGATTCAGGCAGTCTAAGAGGGTAGACGATGTGACGCTCCGCCCTCTCCTGCTCGTTCCCTTTTGCCGACTCGATAAATTTTTCGTGGTCGCTTTTACTTCTCACCGTACACCTCCTTGTAAAGCGAAGTCATTTCGCGGCAGGCTTTGGGGTCGGTCCGGGGCAACTCTATGACCGATAGTCCATCGGCCACCGCCCGGCGATACGCTACCCGGTAACAGACCCGAGTTTCAAGGATAACCATCCCTTCGATACTATCCTTCAGCCCGGCGATGAACATTTCAGCATCATCGGTAAAGTGGATCTTGGGATTCGTATCGACCTTGTTGAAAAACATCTTTACCGTGAGCGGCGAAATCGCCATAGCGTCGTTGACGATGGCGGCCAGACCTTCACTGGACCAAGCATCGAATTGCCCCGGAAGTATCGGCACAAGCAGCGTGTCGGCCACCATCATCGCCTGACGAAGGGTTGCCGTATCTCTGCCGCCACAGTCGATAACGATATCGTCGTAGCGTGCGACCATCCGGGATACTTCTTTATAGAGACCGGTCCCTGTAATGCCGACGGTTGAGAACTCGGGTTGGTGATTGAGTTCTGTCCTGACCCGTGAGAATTCCGTAGCCGACTCTTGCGGATCGGCGTCGACCAGCAAAACTTCCCGATCCGCAAGTGACCGCATGATGGCCATGTTTGTGGCAATCGTGCTTTTGCCTACCCCGCCCTTTTCGTGAGCTACCAATAAAATCATAAAGCCTCCAATCGGTTAATGTTATTTATGATGTTTATAGAGTATAAGCAAAGGTTGTCAGAAAAGCAATATCAAATAATGTGATTTAATATCATGTGATATTACATTAAATTAAACCAAAAAAAAGGGGAGAGCCGAAGCCCTCCCCTTTTGAATATGATGTTATGTCAGATAATATCAGAACGGCTGTGCGTCAAACTCGATAAAAGTGATTCCTTTCGACTGGACCCGCCTGTATGGATAATCCAGACTGGCCATGATCCGTAGCGTGGCACGGCTTGATACGATTCGGTAGGTTATGAAGGCATCGGTGTGATGCTTGCCGTTCGCAACCCCTCGCAGTCGATTCTCCCAGACAAGCTGTTGAATGGTCAAGTCAGTGTCTTGTGGTACTCGCAAAGTGTTCATGCTTCCCCTCTCTCCCAGACGATTATTTTGGTTTTATCTTCAGTGACGGTCACCAGCCGGTCGTTTTTGAATTGAAGATGAAATAAGTATTCAGTGCAGATTGAAACAGTATCCCCTTTGATCGTCGTCAGGTATCCGCACTGTTCAGAGATACGACACAAGCGTTCGTAGGTCTCCAGCTTTGACCAGTTGGCGTTGCACTCGGCTTCGCCGGAATGGCCGATCAGGATATTGCTCTTGCCGGTCAGCTGTTGTTCACGCAGAACCGCGCCCGGATCGCCAAACTCGTAATTGTGATAACCGTCATTCTCCAGACAATACGACTTGACCCCGTCCTTCTCAAAACAGGCGTTGTGACTGGTCAATGCGTGGCGACAAGTAAGACATGATTTTTTGCTCATCGAATAGCTCCTTTCGTTTCATATAATATAATATGATATCATGTCACGTTAAATAAAAAAGGCCGGAACCTTAATGGCTCCGGCCTTCCCTGCTATGCGGCCTTGTGAGATGATTCAGCAAGAGCCTTGCCGATATAGGCTTGCAGGTTGTTGTGGTGCAGAGAACCGCCCAGACCCGGAATCTCGAAGGTGTAAAGACGGCCAGCCTCATACTCTTCAGGCGCGGGCTTGGTCGAATCCTTCAGGTTGTCAGACATATCCTTCCAAACCTTGTTGATCGCTTTCTTTATCGCGACGTGTGAATTCTCCCGGTTCAGGTCGACATAGTCAACCCCGCCGAACAGGTCGTTGAAGGCCGATGAGACATTGCTGTGATAGTCTTCATTGGCATTGTAGGAAGCGGTCTTGTACTTGCCGACCAACCCCTCAACCTTGTCACGCGAGGGGCCGTCAGTCCATGAGACATAGATGCAACTACGCTCACCCCGGACCGAGAATTTAACGCCGGGAAATTCCCGCTTCAGCTCGATCCTGATGTTTTTGGCGACGGCGTTCCGGTCGTAATTGTTGCACCGTGTCAGGTAGTAGTATTTCTTGGCAACCACAATCCGATCAGCCTCGCGTTTCGCTATCGCCTTTTTCTCCGCCAACTCAGCCTTGCGGACAGTCGCTTTGTGATATTTGACCAGACCGGCGATATACGCTTTGGATTTGATGGTCGTGAAGACCTTCCACTGAACACCCCAGAGGATCGCTTCAGGCAGGCGTTGTGACGCCGAACCATCTTCAAAGACGATGTCGAAGTGAGCACTACCACCGACACGCCCAGCACCGCCCATGATGGACCGCATGGATGCCGGGTTCTGCTTGCCGTGGACCGCGACCACAACGCCATAGCCGCGACAGTAGAGACCGGTATAGACAGGTGTTCCAACCCTGATCTCCATGCCCGGTTGCGCTGGGCGTGGTGCGACTTCAGCCTCAATCTTCTGCATCGGGCCAAGGTCGTAAGCCTCGTAGAAGACGGCAAACTCCGCATCGACGTGGCAGCTGTAATCTTCGCTTTTGACATGCGACGGGAGCTGTTCCTTGGTGAGCAGTCCGCCGTGAAAACGAACAAAATCGACAACATGCCCAGACAGGCTGACATCTTCGATGGAGTGATGCTTCAAGTCGTAGCGGCCAGAATACTCTTCGCCATCCTTGAAAGTGATAACGAAGTCGGTCTTGTCATAGCCGCCTGTCCTTGGAGCGGTTTTGCTCATGTCGTACAGGATACTGTCAGCCGCTTCCCAGCTCATGCAGATATGAGTAATACCGCATTCAACGCTCGGACCTTCGCCACGGGTAATCTCGATTTTCTTCACTGCTATTTTCTTTGCCATGATAGTTCTCCTTCGCTCGGTTCATGTAATGTAATATCATGTGATATGATATGGGATCATTCCCTGTATCTATAGGAGGATGCCGAAACTAAATGATGCACTAGCCGTTGGTTTGGACGTTTATTCGCGTTTGTTATTTAAACCTGATACCAATTTTTTTGATCTCGCGTTTGAATTGCTTCATGCACTCTTCTTGTCCGTGTTTTGCAAACCCTTTTTTGTTTGCATCTCCTGACAATCCCCAATCTGCGCCGGTATCATTGCTGTTGATTTCTTTTTTATACAAGTCTCTGCCGGTCTGTACCATTTGCCAGCGGTGTCGCTCATCGGCGCATTCTTCCCTCTCTCTTAAGCACGCCTGAACTCCAAACTCTACGTTATCAGCGTCAACAAAAACGACGAAAGCAAAGCCATCTTTCAAACAGTAGCCGCTTTCTTTTACCTCCCATTTTTCCATTCTTCTGGCTCCTTTTGTTTGTGGTTAGTTTTATTCATCGCCGAAATCCACGTCTGCAACTATGAACGACTCCCATTCATCCAGAATTGAAGACATCTGATTCTTCTTCATTTCGATCCAACTCTTCGCGGTTAACACTTCAACAGGGGCCTCTTCATTCGAACAGTTGACGACGTATTCAAGGTACTGGTCAGCCAATGAGCTGTCAAAGTTTGCGTAAGCCTGAAACACTTCAAAGAGTTCAGCGTCTGAATTTGAAGATGTAAATTGATGCTCGTATTCAGTCGGGATATAAGCGTTAATTAAGGTTTGTCTTTCAGCGGCACTCAGTTCAATTGTCATGTTGGTTGTGGTTTTCATTAAAGGATTCCTTTGTCGTTGGCAGATATTATCCCCACAGGTAAAGCGCTTGATCGTTAAGCAAAGCAAACAGTGCCTGCGCGGCGTCAACGTTTACGCAGTCAATCGAAAGCGGCTCGCGACCATCTCTGGGGCATATCGTAACATCGTAGACGGTACTACCGTCAGTCAGTTTTTCTTCATTCAAAAACAGTTGACCATCTTGCCCTGAATCGATTACGACCATTGGATTTCTCCTTCATGTGATATGAGATGATATTGTATTGCTTTAGTATTAGACAATTCCAAAGCCGGGGCGCAATGGCCCCGGCTGTTGAATGTTTATTCAGGATCGCCGCCGCACTCCGGGCAATTGTCGTCGTCATCCTGCTGCCACTCATGGCCGCACTCGGAGCAGGTGACGGTTTCGCCCTCTTCAGGCTCAAAGGCGACGTACCCGAAAGAGCCGATCGTGTTGCCATTAATATCCCAAACCGGCAACGCCAGATCTCCCCCTTCGTGCTCAATCCGATCCGCGATCTTGCGTAGGATGCGAGCGACTTCAGCCTCAGAATTGCCGTCAGCGAATGCGGCGTTGTCAGTCTCAAACACAATTTTAACTCCCATAATGTAGCTCCTTTAATTGCTGGTGGTTTAAGTTTTATCCCCTCCGGCTTGTTATCTCGACCAAAGATGGAACGCCGAAAATTTTATCCGCAATACAGCCGACCGAATAGGTGTCTGTTTCGAAGTCGTAGATCAGTGTCGACGTGAAGGCGTTTGCCCCATTGTTAATGTAGGCATATATCTCTTCGTTTGCTTCTGAACGCATTACGGTATACATGCGGCATCCGATGATTTCACAGTAAGCAAGCAGGACGCCATAAGGGTGAATACTTGTCACAGGAAACCGTTCGTGCGCTTTCGCCGTCTCAGGAAAGAGGGACGAATTATCGAAGTCAATCTCTCCTTTGATCAATTGCCGGATCAGCCCGGCGTGGTCAGTATCGACCCCTTCAATTTGTTGCAGTGTTTTGATTGACGGTGCTCGTCTCATGGTTGCTCCTTTCGGTTTTTGACGGCAAAGGCCGCCCGCTTATTACTCACGTTGACATAATGACAGTACGCTTCCCACTGCACCTCGGTCATGACCTCAATGATTTCCTGCGCTCCGTTAGTCATCGGGGCAAGGGTAAAGACGACATCGTCTATCGTGACCTTGTTTCCTTCGACGTTGACTTGCATTATTAATATCCTTTCGCTCTGCTCGTTTAATGTAATATGATATCAAATCATATCATTTCCCTGTATCTATAAGAGGACACCAAAACTAAATGATGCACTAGCGTGAGAAAAGCGTTTGACATACCAAACAACGGCTGACAGACTGTCACCAATATGAAAGAGCGCGGCAAGAGAAAAATCCTGCAATCATCGGTTTTGCTTCGCAAGAGCAAGACTGAGGGGACCGTAGCCACGGTCATGAGCGCTTCTGATTTTCCGTTCCGGTTCATTGTTGACGGTAATGAGTATCGCACAGCAGTGACCCGAAGCGGCGGCATAATTACAACCAAAATAAAGTAATCGCTTGGCCCAAGCAAGCCAACGCCGGAAGAAAATACCGGCAAGTAGCCAGCAACGGTTTGAGGCGGATCACAGGGAAACCTGTATCCGCCTTTTTTTGTTTAAAGGGGCGTCATGGAAGAACTACAGCCAGAAGAAGAGATTGTTCTGTTTGAGATGCCGGTTGAATTCGATCTCGAAAAGTCCGAGAGCGAAGGGCGCCGGTTTGTCAGCGGCTATGCGACCACAGAAGCCCCTGATATTGACGGTGAATCTCTGTTGCTCAAAGGGCTCGACTGGCAACCGTTGCAAGAGCGCGGCTTTATCAATTACGACCACCAGAAGCGGGTCATCGCAGGCGGCAAGATGCCGATCATTATCGGCTGGCCGACTGAAGTGAAGATGCTGGAGAAGGGCCTTCATGTTACGGGCGAGCTGATGAACGGTGACCCGATGGCCAGCGAGCAAAACCGCTTGGCGAATGAGATGTGGGAACTCGGCATTGCCTTAAAGAAAAGCGGCGGCAATCGATCTCTTGCCTACAGCATCGAAGGCGGGGTGCTGGAGCGCCGGGGGAAAAAACTGGTCCGCACAAGAGCAACAATGGTTGCCCTGACTCATAAGCCAGTCAACCCGGAGTGTTCGGTCGAAGTCTTCGCCAAGAGCTTTTGTTGCGGCAAGTGTTCACCGGATCACGACGAATACAACCCGGCGCACGCCTGCGGTAATAAACAGGTCGAATTGGTCGATGGTCTGCCGTTTTTAACCAAGGCGTTAGAGAAGGCGGCGTCAACCTCTAACCACGGAGCGCTGTTGCTGGAGAATCTTGATCGCGGCATGTCGGCGGCGATGTATGGCGATAAGGATTGTGGCTGTTTTGATCGCAAGACGGGCGCTTTCCATAAGTCACTTACCGGGGCGCATGAGCATTTAACCAAGTGTCTCGGGCACAACAGTCAGGACACTTTCAATTTTTTACGCAAGATCATCGTTGGGTCTGAAAAGAGCGCTGATCTTGCTGTGCTGGCAAAAACAGCCGGATTGATCCGGCAGTAACTTAGGAGAACGTTGATGAAAACGAAAAAAGACGCAGGGATTGAAAAGACCCTCGAAGAGCTTGAGGGCCTGAACAAATCCGCTGAGCAGGAAGAGGGGTCCGATCCGATCTCTGCTCTGGAGAAAGCTCTTACGGATTTTGACTCTTTCGAGGAAGAGTTTGAAAAATCTGAGGGCGACGAGTCTGAGGATGGTTACGAGGAAGAGGAAGAGGAAGAAGAAGAGGAATTTGGCAAGTCCGAATCTGACGATCTCGACCTTGAAGATGAGCTGATCAAAGCTTCTGAGGCTTACGAGTCGCTGGAGAAGAGCGTTGCCGAAATGGGGGCCTCAACCGATCAGAAGTTTGAAGATGTTGTTGCTGCTGTCGCCGATCTGACCAGTCTGGTCAAAAGCATCGGCGGTGCGGTTGTGACGACGGTCAAAGAAAACCGTGAGCTGCGCAAGGCTCTGGTTGATCAGTTCGATGTTATCGGTAAATTGCCGGGCATGAGTTCGAACGGCCTGCAACTCGGGCTCAACCTCGGCCTCGAAAAATCGCACAAGGAAGACAAGGACAACCATTCTTTTTCCAAGGCTGAGGTTACCGATGCTCTGGTCAAGGCTGTCCGCGACGAGAACATGAAGCACCTGTCGCATTACATGTCGAAGGTCGCTTGCAACGGGCCTGCCGTTGTTCCGCCTGAAGTTTTGAAAGAAATTGGTCTGCTGGTTTAACCACTGACCCAACACAGCACATAAAGGAGCAAGAAAGAGATGAAAGTTGAATCCTACGACGAACTCTGTAAATCGCAGGGCTTCGAGCATACCGGCGATTCGGTGGTTGAGAACCTGAAAAAGGCTCTCTCCAACACGAACTCCGGTCCGGGCGGAATCCAGAGTGGACCGCTGATGCTGGAAAACCTTGATGGTCTCATGACGGAAGTCCTGTTGACCAACAACCACTTCAAGCTGTTTAACAGCATCCCGCGCATTCCGTCCGCTCAGCCGTACTTCGAGTGGAACCGTCACAAGGGCTTCGGCTCCCGGCGCGGCAACCTCGGCTTCTCTGAGGGCGGAGCACCCAAGGGTAGCATCTCCTCGTTCGAGCGGAACGGACTCTACAACAAGTACCTCGGCGTAAAAGGCGGGGTAACTCACCAGATGCTCGTTTCGGGCATGAACGGTGGGTCGGTTGTCGATCCGACCACGCAGGAGAACAAGGATCGTGCGCTCGAAATGTTCGAGCGTCTGGAGCGCGAATTCGTTTTCGGTGACAAGAGCATTGCCGACGAAAACGGCAATGAAGTCAATTTCGACGGTCTGTTGACGCACATGGAAGCCAATGCGCCGGAGCAAGTTGTCGACATGGCGGGAGCGGCCCTCGGTTTCGATCATCTCGATGATTCGATCGAGAGCCTTGTCACCAAAGGCAAGTGTATCTCGGTTGACGGCTTCAAGGCCTTCATGAACACCCACGTTACGACCGGCCTGAACCAGCAGTATCAGGATCGCAACATCGTCCGGCACAATAAGGACGGCGCACAGGGAGGTCAGTACACTCCGGGCTTCAAACTGCCGGGTTACGACAGCCAGTTCGGTCATCTCGAATTCGAGCACACGATTCTGCTCGAAGAAGTCGAAGGCAGTGTCCCGGTTGATGCCGCTCTGGGCGGTGCTCCAGCGGCCCCGGCTACCTGCGTTGGCGTTGCTGGTGCCAATGTGGCTTCGGGTCTGGTTGCAGAGACCTACTACTACAGTGTCGCCGCATTTAACGACACGGGCGAGTCGATGCCGAAGAAGTCGATTGCTGTCGCTGTTGCAGCGGATCAGGAGGTCGTGGTTACTGCCGCCAATGTCGCCGGAGCGACCGGTTACCGCGTCTATCGTGGCTTCTTGGCCGACGGGTCTGATGCAAAATGGATCGCCCGGATTGCGCAGGATGGGGCCAACGATTGCGTCTATACCGACGTGAATCAGTATCGCACCCAGACTTCGGCGGGCAAAGAAGAGAATGGTCTGACGATTATCTTCAAGCCCGATCCGAAAGATATCGCAATGAGCCAGATGGCCCCGCTGACCCGGATGCCGTTGCCGCAGGTGGACACCACGTTCCCGTTCCTGCTCCTGCTCTATTGCGTGCTGGTTCCCAAGGCCGCAGAACGCATCAAAATCTTCAAAAACTGTGGCCGCTACGTCCCGGCTTAACGAAGATTCAGATAGTCACTAAAAAGGGGCGGGCAACGCTCGCCCCTTTTCCCCCTCACTTGTTTGAAAGGAAAAAATCATGTCTGAAAAACGTCATATCGAAATTTGCGCACGCAATGCAGGCCCGATTTCTTTTACCATCGGCGATGAGAAAGAGCCCCGCGTTATTAACTTTGACGCTCGCGACGGAATCGGTTTTGGTCTGTGCGACGAAGATGAAGCGAATCACTTACTCGGCAAGATCGGTGGCAAGGCCTTTTTTAAGCCCGGCGCGATCACTGTAAAGGGCGTTTCCCCGAAAACCCCGGAGCAGATCGAAGCCAAGCGTCTCGCAGATGAGCAGGCTGAAGCTGAACTGGCTGAAGCCAAGCGTCTCGCAGATGAGCAGGCTGAAGCTGATCGTCTCGGGGCTGAGCAGGCTGACTCTGATGATCCCGATGGTGCGCAGCCCGACGAAGAACTCACCAATGAAGTTTACGACGCAATGGTGAATTCGAATCCCCTGAAAAAAGCGATGAAAGAGTTTTCTGATGCCGGTCGTTTGAAAGAACTGATCGCACATGAGGCCAACGGACGCAACCGTGAAAGCTGGATTGCTATTATGACTGAGCGCCTGTCGGCTCTCACGGCTTAAGTAAGGGATAAGGCAATGGAGGATGTTCGGGAATTGACCGCAGACTGTACCAGTTCTGTTCTGAAGGTTTTGGTGCAGGAGCACAATCATCTGGTCGCGTATCTTAAGGCGTTGGCCGCAGTACACCCCGAACCATCCTCCTTGCCGGACCCGCCGAAAAGAATCAGCGTTACCGGTATCGTTACACTATAGGGAAGGCGTGATATGGCTCTGACTAAGCTCACCGCAAAATTAAATGCCGCAGAGTTCTCCCGCTTCGAGTCGGCCCGTCGTGACCTCAAGGTCAGGGTCCTCACAGAACCGGCAATCGCTCTGGCCGACACAATCAGAGTCAGTATTTTACGCAAAAACGATTCCGTTGTTGCGTTTCAGGATATCGTTTTGACTGGCGACTACGCCAAGGGCGTTGTGGCTCAATTCGATCTGTCGTCTATCACTGAAGGTGGTATCCCTTTGATGATTCGGGGCGAGTACAAGGTTCAGGTTGAGGATATTGCCGAAGCGGCGCCTGCTGTTACGGTCCCGTTCTTGATGTCCCTGATTACTGTAGACCAACTCAAAAAGACTTATTGTATGGGGTTGACCTTAAGGGCGTCCGAGGTCTGTATGCCGGTCAAACAACCCCGTCTGGTGACCGGTGTTACCGTAACCGCTACCAGCGAGGCGACCAAGCCCGGTCTGGCCCCATTGGTTTATGTGGCGGCAGTCGGAGATGTCCCGGCAACCCTGCAATGGGGCAACGGTGCCATTGTTGAATTGGATGAATCTGTTACTTCAGAAATACTCCCCGATGAATACGGGGCTTACATAGAAGTCGATATTGATTTTTTTGAATTACCCGACGTGGATACCGACGAAGCGATATTCATCGATCAAGATAAAATGACCGACGATGCTTTGCGCTCTTATATTGACAGTGCTGTTGTCGAAATGGAAAACGATGTCCTGTCGACTTTTCTCGAACCGCTCCCGGTTGCAACCGAACCGTTCTTTTCGGCGCCAGCAGAGGGTGAATACTTTGCAAGGAAAGCGACAATGGCCCCGTATTACATTGATGCTTTCAATATGAACGTCAAGGCGTGGCATGTCTCCTTGCCGCACCAGCACGTCCAGCGAATTGATACTTTGGAGGGGATTATTGGCAACGCCGATATCCTGTCGATCACTTCTGGCACATACGCAGTCAATGCGCTACAGGGGACCATCGACGTTCTGCCGCACGACTCGCAGTACGCTTTTTTGTTTAACTTTCATGCCCAGATGCGCCTCTATGGTCGCCGCGAAGTTATTCCCGATTTCTGGCGATACAAAGGGTTTATTGGACTGGAACCGGAACTCGATATTTTAAAAGCGATCGGCTACAAGGCGGCGATGCCGATCCTGACTGTTGCCGGGCAAGCGTATCGCGCCGGATATTCTTCTGAGTCGATCAGTAAAGACGGGGTCAGTGTCTCAAAGGGGTATACCAGCTCGGCGGTCTACGGTATTTATTCAGCCACCATCGGTGACTACGAGAAGTGGCTGAAGGAAAACCTCAAGCGACTGAAGGCCCGGCACAAAGGCCTGATGATGACGGTGCTGTAATGCCAATCAAAGCCAAAGAAGTCGATACCCTCACGTTGAATGAGGGGGAATGGGTCCGGCACATGGTCGGTATCCCTTGTTTCTGTATCGACAAACATGGTCAATTGACGCCGAATTGTCGCAAGCACGATGTCATGGGGCGAATTTACGTTTCAGACACGAAGATCAAGGCGCTGGTCGGCGGCATGAATAACCACAAGGAATGGATTCAGGCCGGAATTGCCTATCCGGGTGATTGCGTGTTGAGTCCCTTAACCAAAGACACGGTCTCGGCGGGCGACAAGATTATCTTTTCATGGCCGGAACCGTTCGGGGAAGGGGATCAGTTACAGCGCGACGTGGACGACGCTGACCTGTTGACCTACGAAGCGATCAAGGCTTTGTATTGTGTTGACGAGAAACTGGTTTACTACAAGCAAGAACGAGACTTTATCTTTAACGGTAAGAAAATCGTCTGGCGATGGGTAGGAAAACCGGCTGAAGGGAAAACTCCTAACATTGGTGTTCGATATACCGTAAAGTATAAGGGCCTGCTTGAATATATCGCTTTCGATGCACCGGTTGAACGAGTAAGTGCCGGGGTCGATATCGGCTCAAAGGTTTTGTTGCGCAGGCTGCATCTTGCACGGGGTAACGGGTAATCATGAGTAATATCGAAGAAGCTGTCGACATAGCCGCCGCGTTTGTGCGGGACACATGGGAGTCGGTTATTATGGGAGCCCAAGCCCCTCCGGGTGCGCCGACGCTGCGTTTTGACACGCCAAACCAGCGTGACGAATATGCTTCCAGCTTACGGGTTATCGATGATCTCAATATGCCTTATTCCGGTCGCTTTGTGCGCACGGTTTTATCGCAATCCCGGCTGGCGTTGCGGACCGAAAATGGCTACCCGGCATGGGACATGAAACCGATGTTGCTCGGCGGTCCGAAGGCGCGAATCAGTAAAAAGGGGAAACGGTACAACATTATTCCGTTCCGGCACGGGGCGCCGGGTTCGACCCGGTTCAAGGCGATGCCTGCCGATATTCATTCACAAGCCAAAGCGTTAACCGCCTCGTTGATGGTTGGTAACCGCTTAATCGCGGGGGGCCGTCTTCAGGGGACGGAAGTTGGTCATCCGCCAATGGCGAAACGCTTCACGAAGATCACGGGCGAGAAGGGTTACTATCAGCACAAGTCCGGCAAGTATGAAGGGATGAGCAAGATCGAGTCGGATGGACAGTCTCGCTACATGACCTTTCGGGTTGTATCAGATACTTCAGCTGGCGACTCATGGTATCACCCCGGACGGCCTGCTCAGCCGCATCTCGATTTTGTTCGACGGTACTGTACGCCAAAGATAACTAAACTGATCAAAGCCGCTGCTGTTCGGGACATGATGGACGGGTCCGGGGTAATGGTCAGTATAGGAGCAGAGTAATGGCTATTCTGGATGTAGACCTTTTGCTGTTTCAGATTATTGAACAGTTTTTTCTGGAGGTGCAACGCGACCGGCGTTTAATCGAAGAAATATTTGAGTATCGGACAGAAACAGAACGCGACATGATTGCGGACTATCTCGCTCAACATTCGATGACGCAGGATATCCGCAATGCGGACGAAGACAACCCGTTCATCTACCTGATTCCTTCTTTCCCGATGATGGATATCCCTTTGCGGCAAATTTGTATCTATGTCGCCAGCGAGGGGCAAACGGATCACATGCTTGGCAGTGATACCGGGCAATCGACGGTGCGGACCGATGTCAACGGTAACCGGATCGGGGTTGACGCTGTCATGGGGGCTTATGTGCATGGCTCTTATATTATTGATGTGGTTTCGCAATCCAAGGAAGAGACGGTTATTTTAAACCGGCTCTGTTATGTCGCAATCCTGAAAGGGCTGGAGGCTCTGGAGAGTTACGGGGTTATGGATACCTCATTGACGATTGCCGACGCTATGCTCGATCCGCAATACACGCCGATTATGGCGTTGTCCCGGCGCATGACTTTTGCTGCGACCGTTTTGCATACGTGGAATAAATTTCACCCTGATCAGAATTATATGTCTGGAAACAATCTCGCAATAAGCGACGAGGAGACAGTTTAATGGCAAAAAAGAAAGAAGAAAACGGTTACCCGATCCGGCTGCAAGAGTACGTTTCGGGGTTACCGGCTGGGAAGGTTGAATCAGCCTCGGCCTTTTCGGCCCTGATGAAGTCTGAAGATATCGGGGGGCGTAAAGACCCCAAAATGTGGGATAAACTCTTCCAGAAGTTCATCACGAAGCCTGTCGGGGTTTCGTGGATCGACTGGGCAAAGTAAAGGAGAAAGACAGACATGCGTGGAATTAACTGGAAGGGCAAGTATTTTTTGATCCCGCAGGCGGCTTCGGTTGTTGACGCCTCGGCTTTAAACCAAGTCGCACTCGGCGCGTCCGGGCGTCTGGTTATCATGGGTGAAATGATCGGGCTGGTTGCACCCAAGACCGTCAAGAAGATCGGCAGTCCGTCGGAAGGGCTCGCGCTGATTCACCCTGATGCCGAGGAGGCGCGTGCGGCTATCCGCAAGGCTTTTGATCCGGCCAAAGGATTGACCGGGGCGAGTGACGTTTATCTGGTGCCGGTCAACCCGGCGTTGCAGGCCTCTTTGATTCTTGACGCCAAAGTCAAGCTGACCGCGTACATTTATGGTCTGCCGAGCAACACCATTCGGGCCAAAGTTGAGGCCGGTTCAATCGTCGGCAAAAAAGTGACGGTTGATTTTCAGGGTGAGCCGGAAGTGTTTGACAATATCGCGAAAAAGAGTCTGACGATCCAGTATACCGGCGCGGGTACGGCTTCCGTTGTCGATATCACTGCCGCTTCTCTGGCGATTACGACCACAGGCGGGGCGGCTGGCGAGACCCTGACTCTTGATTTTGCTACCTACAAAACCCTTCAGCAGATTGCGGACGCGCTCGATGCCATTGGTACCTTTGATGTCACGATCGAAAGCTCCAGTCCGATTGATCTGGGTGCAGACCTTGATTTCGTCGTGGCCAGCGCCATCAAAGCCGCACCAGTGACCTTCAATAGCGATCTGGCGGCGATGGTTGCCACGATCAACCAGTCTTCCGGTTATGTCTCTGCCGAAAAACAAGCAGGGGTTGGCACTGTGCCGGTCAACTCGGACTGGACGTTCTTGGCCGGGGGGGTCAACGGAGTTACGGTTAATCAGGATTGGCAAGATGCGTTCGATGTCCTCAAGGGGACCTATATCGACTTCATCGCACCCCTGACCAGTGACGCATCCCTGCACACCATGCTGTCGGCGCATCTCAAGTACATGAGCGGCTTCGAAGGTAAGTCTGAGCGCCGGGGCTTTGTCGGTGGTCCGTTGCTGGCATGGAACAGTGAAGCGGCCCGGACTGCCAATGTGGCAGCGCTGAAATTGGCGGCGAAAAACCTGAACGATGACCGGATCGTCCATGCAGCATTGGGCTGTAAAGATTATGACGAAAACGGCGACGTGAAACTTTATCCGGCATACATTACCGCTGTTGCTTATGCGGGGATCGCCGCAGGCAATGAAGTCCAGATGCCGCTGACTCGTAAATATCTGAACATCATCGGCCTCGAAGCTGAGTTGCGGGTTTCGGAAATCAAGGACCTGATTGCGTCAGGCTTGGCCGTGCCGGTTCCGGACAAGGTGCGCGGGGCTGGCTTCTATATCTCCCGGCAGATCACGACTTGGCTGATGAACGACAACGATTACCGGATCGAATTCAGCGTTGGCCGGGGAGCAGACTATATCGCCGCTGAAGTGCGCAAGCGGCACGACGAGATGGTCGGGAATGCCGGTGACTTAGGAACAGATCAGACCATGCTCAACATTACCAACGCGGTGCTTGCGGTCGCTTTGCGAGAAGGGATTATCGACAGTTTTGATCCGAAGAAGACCCAGATTCGGGTTGACGGGACTGTTCGATATGTCGACTACAGCGCGGCCCCGGTTCTGCCGATTAACTTTATTTTCGGAACCTATCACCTCGAACCGACGGTTCGGACCATCCAGCTTTAAGCTGGGGGAGGAGTTAAATTAGATGAAAAACACGATGACTGGAAACAGAGTCCTCCTTAAACTGGCGGGCAAGGTAGTCGGTAGTGCCGTCCAGAATGTCGACATGCAAGACGATCTCGGTCTTCAGGATGTCGACGGACTTGGCGAAGCCGAAGCGATGGAGCTGGTGGTTGGGAAGGTGACACACACCATCTCTCTGTCGAAATATTTCATCGCCAAACAGAGCCTGATCGAGCTTGGTTATGTCCCTGAAGCCGGGGCCTATTTAACCAGCGGCGAACTGTCGATTGAAATTATCGACAAGTCGAGCGGTCAGACGATCGAGCATTATTCGGGCTGCAAGGCCGCAAGTCATTCGCGGACTTATGGCAAGCATACGATCAGCTCGGAAAACGTGACCTTCCGGGCAACCACAAAACATTAAACCCGTCCCTCCTCTCCGGTCGCAATGGCCGGAGAGGGGTTTTTAAGGAGATAACATGTCAGCAGAAAATCCCAACGTCCTGAATTTCTCAATCACCGAAATGGTCAACCCCGACACCGGCAAGCCCTTCGGGGAACAATATGCCGGTAATTTCACGGCGCGGCGCCCGACACTCAAAGACCTGCAAGATGTGGCAATTCTGGACGCGGCCCGGACCAATGCCTATGGCCAGATTTCGAGCGAAGCCTTGACCGTGGAGATGGCGAATCTGAGTTATATCTTTGCCTCGTTCGACGTTTATGTGACGCAAAGACCTGACTGGTTTCAGCAAGACAGCCTTTACGAAGAAGACATGCGGGCGGTAACGACGGCATGGAAACGGGTGCGCGAATGGCGTGCGACCTTTCGACCAAAAGTGGGTAGTGCAGGCGGCGACGGAAAACCAAACATCTCTTAGGTACTGGTTTCGGGATTATTACAAACTGCCGCCAACCGATCCGCGTTATCTGGCAATGACTGACGAAGATATCAGGGTCGAGTACGAATCTTATCTTGCTTTCAACGGCAAAGCGATAAAAGAGTGCCCGCAGTGTGGCACAAGTACCTATCGAGGTTATTGCACACAATGTGTGCTGGCCGACGGAAGCCCGTTAGAGTTGACCGGCGATAAAGAGCTGGATGATATTTTTGCCCGGCTGCAAAACGGGGAGAACGTGGACCTTGATGCTGAACTTGGCGGGATACAAGGAGATGATAATTGAGTGATTTCGGCTTTAAAATAAATGTCAACTCCGACCACGTAAAGCTGGCGCATGAGCGCATTTCGGCGATGATGGACGGGATTGACGAGGTCCGTGAGTCGGATATTTCGCTCGATGTCTCCGGGATCGAAGGCGCGGCGGAGATGCTGGCCGAGTTAAAAAAAGAACTCGCCAGCTTGAAGTCACTGGCTCATTCCGGCAGTTCCAAAGGGTTTCTCGATTCCAAACAGTTCAAAGAAGTCGCACACCTCTCCAAGGCAATCCGTGAAGATTTTGAGTCGTACAGTAACTTTCTGGGACAGGCTGAAAGTAAGCTGGACGGTATGCTCTCCCGGCGTAGCAAGCTTGACAAGGAGCTGAACAGCGGAACCTACATGGTTCACTCTGAACGGCAAGCCAAAGAGAAAGAGTCGGCTGAACTCAGTCGTGGAATCGAAAAACTCATAAAGGCGCTGGATAAAAACTCCCGCAAAGAAGAAAAATTAAGGAGTCAACAACGATCTGCCGCTGACGATCTTGCCGGGATGGGAGAAGACCCGGCTAAAAACCAGAACCGAAACCTGCTCTCCAAGATGGGGAAGGGGGCTCTGGCTCTGTTTGGTGTTCATACCGCGATGAAGTATGTCAATGAATCGCTGGTCAAGACTGACGATTTCGAGGAAGCGGAAGCCAAAGCGTTAATGCGTGACACTGGCGGGACGTTGGACAGAAAAGGAAAGTACGGGTACGACGCTTTAAAAATGGCGGCATTCCGTGAAGAGTTAAACGAAAACACCGGCTTGACAGGTGGGGAAAAAGGGAGCGGCCTCGACCAAGCAACAGATGTGGGGGCGAAGTTTTCCAAAGCGTTCGGGCAAGATGGTACGGAAATTATCCGATATATGGGTGGGTTGTTTCAATCGACCAAGATGGACGGGGAGCGTTACGAAAAGCACTTGGGCCAGATTGGTGCGTCAATAAAAAAGAATGAAGTTGGCGGGTTGACGGGAGAATATTTAAAACAGAATACTCGCCTCTTGACAATGTTGTCTGAATCACGCGGCGGCGCACCTCTCGACAAGAGCGAAACAACGCTTGCAAATCTGGTGCAGTCAAAAATGTGGGGAATGGGCGTCGTCGGACAAGGGGAGTCTGGCTCTGCCATGCTCAGTGCGGCGAACAAGTCTATTGTTAAGGGTGGTGATTCTCCTTTGTCGCAGATGTTTCACTTTCGTGCCTTGGGTGGAGCTACCAACATGAAAGAGTTGAACGACTTAAAGCTGCTACGCGAAAAAGGTATCACGGGTATGCGCGAAGTCGACGGCAAGCAGGTTACGAATGCTGAATCGTATATCGGTTATGCAAAAAAGGTTTTTGGTACAGGGTCTGATGGCAGGGTCAGCGAAGAAGGAAAATCGTTTTTGGCTAACGATCTCAAATTGCCAATGGCGACAGTTGCTTTGGTTGAAGACCTCTTGTCCAGCCTGTCAGGGAAAGAATTGACTTCCGCACTTAAGAAGTTGATGGAAGAAGGGGGAGTAAAAGAAGGAGAAAAAGATCCGCTTGACCAACGTGTTCGCACCTTCGAAGGGACTAAATATGGGCGTAAGGAAGAGTACGAGAAACAGCAGAGTGACTTTTTATTGTCGTCTGATCTGACTCAAATCAGGACACAAGCAAGAGAAGTTGTTGTTGACATCGTGACCACTTTTTTCGACACCATGAGAGAGGTAGGAAAAGCAGAAGCCGGAGAGACGGTAAATAATTGGCAAAACAATTTCAACAGACCAGCGGGGCATTAAATGAGTCATCATACAATATCTCGTCCGGGGCATAAGATAACACTCTATCGGCGCAACAACAAGTTTGCGCCTGAAGATATCTCGCAATACATATACGCTGTCAATACCAGTAAGCGTCTTGGTGTTGCCGCTGGCGGTTTCGATCTGTCGGCGGTCCATGCCGAGATTAATGATTCCGGTTTGCCTTTGCATCGGTACGCAAAGCCAATGGACGTTGTCTTGATCGAGCTGCGTGGCATTGAAGGGGTTATGGAACCGGTGATGGTCGGTCTGATCATGAAACCGAGCCGGGAAGTAAAACATAATCCGCAAACCGGTGCATTTAAATACGCTTGCAAGGTAGTCGGTCAAGATATGGGGCGCATGTTTATGGTTCATGATTGCGGCTGGGACTTGATGCGTCTCGATCTTTACTCCGGAGACGCAGAATCGATACGCCAAGCCAGAATGGCAACACAGGGGAGCTTTATTCAATACAGCGGCACTCCGGCTGAAAACATTAACAGAGCCCTTGCCGCCTTGTTCTGGCCCCCGCTCGGGGACTGGGTTAAAAAGTTTATCTCTGACCAAGCGATTGTTTGCAAAGACGACTGGGTGACGTGGGCGAAGTCGATCACATCACGGACCGGTGCGATGTGGAACGCGATGAAGGCGTTTGCAGATGAGCCGTGGAACGTTTTATTTACCGATACCAACGCCAAGGGGATGTTTGAAGTCCGACTTGAACAGGCCCCGTTTGACGTGGTGACCGGCAAGCTATCGGGTATCCCGATAGATAAAGTTTCCGAGGCGGTCATTCACGGCGAATCGCTGGGGTTGTCAGACCAAGATATGATTAATTTCGCTTCGTTCGAGGCTTATGCGCCCCTGTTCGGCGGCGACAGTTTTGCCTTAATGATGACCAAGCAGATTAAAGCTAACGATAAGCTGGTGGCAGAGTATGGCTTCAGGGCGTTTAAGCCACAAACAGAATATGTCCCGTGGGGAGATACGAAGGGACCCAAGCCCGACATGTCAGCACAAATCATGGCCCGCACCGAAGCTATCTTCAACTGGCATAGGCGTGCGCATGAATACGAGTCGGGCTCGTTTGAAATGGCCGGATCGACCAGCAAGAAAATCTTTCGTGGTCTGATTATCCCTGAACGCAATATGCAGTTTTTTGTCGAAGGGGTGAGGCATGTCTACTCCAATAGCGGGAGCAAGGTTTCTTATGTGACAACGCTGGATGTAACGAGAGGGCAGGAACATGAACAGGAACTGTAGAGGGTTCAATTCCTACTTCTTGAACGAGGTTAACCGTGGGCATGAACTGGCTAACCTTGGGTATGAATTATTACGCGGGCGGATCGTCGGGGTGTTCTGTAAAGACACCAGACCGGGGCGGCAGACCCTTGTCAGTGTCTTTTTATACGACGGCTACCCGGCGCTTTATGATGTCCCTGTTCTGACTCCGTACAGCAGCGCTCAAGACGGGGAGGCATGGACCCCGAAAGAAGGAGACGAAGTTGTCGTCGGCTTTATTGCTGGCCGGGTCAGCGATCCTTATGTGGTTGGGTTTGTCTCGCAACCCAACAACCCGATTGAAAAAGCAAGTAGTGAGAAGGTGCTCTATCGCCGACGGATGGGGGGCGGCTATGAGCAGATCGACACCAGCGGCAACCGAATCACGGTTATCGAGGGGAGTGAGGATTTAACGGTCAATACCGGGGATGTTACGATTAACGTATTGGCCGGGAAGGCGACTGTCACGGTTGCCGGAAAGACCGTCTGGACCAGTGCCGGTATCGATCTGGTCGGCGGGGCAGGTGATGTCAAAGGGGTTATTCAAGGGGACTGTTTATGTGTCTACACCCTGCAACCGCACGGACATGTTTCAGCAACCGTAAAGGCAACAAAATAGGAGACTTATGGCTCTCTCAGGATCAGGTCTGGCAGCGGCCAGAAAAGCAGCTATCGCCTTGGTAGTCCCAGTGCAGACCAGCGATGCAGCGGCGGTTATTACCTATGCCGATGCGATCAGGCTGGCAGACTCAAACGCTATTGTCGATTACTTCAAAGCGAACACCGTCGTAACAACAACCAGCGGGGCTCCGGACAGTGAACACTTAGGGGAAATTTCTTAGGGGGAAACTGTTTGATATATCAGACGGTCTTCTTTATGCTTTGAGACACCTATGAAAATGCGCAAACAAAATATGCCGTTCATGTTTGAGGTCTGGTCTTTAAATGGGATCGATCCATTGTCGACCTATGTCTTTCCGTTTGGTCCTGAAAGCTACAAGAAAACCGAGGCCCCGAGAACAACGATTACGCATACACATGGCGGCACGCATGAGGACCGGGGGGGGATGGCCCCGCCCAAAATCACCCTGTCCGGCAGCTTCGGGTTTGCCGGGACGGCCTTGATTAATGGTAAAAAAGCCTCACGCGCCACAGCGGTAGGGATGGGGGAGCTGGACGGCTGGGGGTTCTACAAAGAGCTGGAAGCGCTGATTCTCGATTTCTACGGCGCCCATAGCAAGGTAACTCCGACGTTAAAAGATCGGCACAGAGTTCATTTCTACGCCTTCACCGATCAGACGTATTTGGAAGTATCGATCGATCGCTTTGATATTCAACGGTCAACATCCAAACAGTTCCAGTACACCTACGTCATTGAAATGACCGGACTGCGGCGGCTGGATATTGAAAGTAGAACGGAGTACATGGACGAGAGTGGTTCGCCTGTTATTCCCAAGGTGGACTTGCCGAGTGACGATAAACTCAGCTTCTTTTCAAAGCTGTTGGCGACGTATGCCGCTGTCAACGGGGCGATGGATACAGTTCTTAATGAATTCGATGCGTATGCTTCGGCAATCAAAACAATCAGCGGTTCGCTCAACGCTTTTATTCAACGCATAACCGATCTGATCGAGGCCCCGTTCGGTCTGGTTACCACGGCCATTGAATCAGCACAAAGCGTTATGGATTCAATCGAAGGGTTAGCTGACATCCCGCATGAGTTAAAAGATATGATTCGGCAGTCGCAACGGGACTTGCTGACCTTGGCCGGGAGCAAAGATAAATTTCAATCAGCAGAGACGTATGCGGCGTCAACCGCTGAAGCAACCGTGATTGCGACAGCAGAAGAGATAGCCGCAAAAGAGGCGTCTCCGGAAATTCTGACCGGTTCCGCGCCGGGACAAGCGGCAACCAGCGCTGTTGCTGGTATGGAAAACCCCGAGACAACTTTGCTCAGTCAAACGATTGAGAAGGTAACCTCTTCCGCCACTACCGACATTACTATTTACGAGAGTGACGACCTTGAATCGATTGCGGTCAGGGTGTTCGGTGATGGCAACCGCTGGCGCGACCTTGCCCTGATCAACGATCTCGACGCGCCGTTTATTGTTGACGCGGCGTCTATAGAAGCTTTTTCGTCTGATCTGGCGGAAGGGATGGTCGCTTACCCTGCTAATGCGGACGACAATTCGATCCAGCTGACGATGCTCAGCGGCTTCCCGGTTGAGACCGGTCAGGTCTTGGTGGTCGAAGTGGATGGCGTTTTGCTGTGGCGAACGGTCTTGGATGTTTACCCCGGCGCGAACGGCGATGTGGCTGATCTCAGTACGCCTATCGACCGGTCGGTCCCTTTAGGGGCAAGAGTGACCCTGCATGAGCAACGGTTTAATGTCTTGCTCCACGGCGAAAAGATAAAAATCCCGATAGAGGCAAATGCAACCAGCGGCAGCAGCTACTCGATAGACGGTACGGCAGAAGAACGGCTGTTCCGGTGTGATGAGTATATCGGCGACGATCTACAATCCAGCGGTTCAGGTGCGATTGAAAATCGCTCGGGCATCACAAATCTACAGCAACAGCTGGAGCGCAGAGTCAATACCAAGCGCGGCGAACTGGGTGTTCTGGGGCACCCGTTCTACGGCTCGAATCTGTCCGACATGATCGGCAAAGCCGGGGTAGATGTCTGGTTTGAACGGTGTGTGCTGGAAGTTAAAATGACTCTGTTGGGTGACCCGAGAATCAAGAGTGTAAAGAAAATAGAAGCTGTCTTCGAGGGTGGTCTTCTGCTTTGCAATGCGGAAATCTTGCCCATTGATCAAGATACCTCTCAAAACGTCAGTCTCATGGTGAATTAATGTTTGACATTAAAGGCAAGACCTTAAGGGTCAGTAATATGATTGCATGGTATTCGGGCCTGCAAAAAAAGGTTACCGATTTCTATGCTGGAGCCTCAACCCGATCCAAGTTTGAGGCGATTGCGGTTGAGTTGGAAGAGATGGATTACCGGTTTTATCGGTCGATTAAAAAAGCAATCCCGGTCGCTATTTACAAGGCGTTTGCTTTTAAACGGCTCGACCCGGTCAAGGCGACCGGGAGCGTATTGTTTCAAAGCACACTTCCGGCAGCAAGTGACATTGTTGTTCCGGTTGGAACGATTGTTTCGACCGTGGGTTCAGCAGGTCAAGCCGAGAAAAAATATGTCGTTACAACCGAAACCACCCTCCCTGCGGCGTCTACTTTTGTAGCTGTCCCGGTTGCCGCTATCGTGGCCGGGGATGCGGGGAACACCGGGGCCGGTAGTATCACGGTCATGAAAAACCTGATTTCCGGTATCGATTCCATTACGAACGCCAGCGCCTTTACCAACGGGACTGACGTTGAAACAGAGGAACACCGGGCGGAACGGTTTCGTGAGTACATTGCCAGTCTTGGCCGTGGTACGGATGATGCGCTTGAGTATGGCGCGAAGACGGTCACTCTCGTTGACGGCAATGGCGACATTACTGAGCGGGTAACGCAGGCCAAGCCGGTAACGGTTACCGCGCCTACAGCCGGGAAAGCGAACCTTTGGGTTTACAATGGGGTAGGGGGGACATCGGTAGAGCTGGTTGCCGCTGTACAAAAAACCATCGACGGTTATGTCGATAGTGCCGGACTTCGGGTTATGGGATACAAGGCGGCTGGGGTTGTCGTTACGGTCTTGGCCGTTATCGAAGAGGCTCAGGCATTAACCCTTACGGCCAACTATAATAACTCCTACACTGAGGCAACAGTACAGACCGCGATCAATGTGGCCCTGTCACAATATTTCACTTCCTTGTGTGTTGGCGAAACCCTTGTCTACCACGAGCTCATCGAGCGGATCATGGCTGTTGCGGGCGTCATAGATTGTGCCCTGACTGTCCCGGTCGCAAACGTTGTCCCTTCGGCGGAAGGACGCTTGATTTCGTTGGGGGCGGTAGGCATTACGATGGTCGGGGTGGCAGTATGATTCAACGGCTGACGAAAAATCTCAGCCGTCTTCTCCGTGGGTCTGAAGCCTCGGTCGAAGCGATAGAAATCACGTATGCAGGCGCGTATTGCCTCCTGTCAATTCGTGACGGTCTATTGTTGACGCGAACGGTCGCAGGGGGGGTTGGTAGTGACGATCTCATGATTGACCTGACCGCCAGTGACATGACTATGGCTGAGTTGGTCGCAGCTATCGATGGACTCCCTAATTACACTGCCGTGCTGGTCTCTGCCGAACTGGCAGACTTTCTGGCTTTTGGTCTGGTGTCCGCCACGTACAATATTGTTGGCGGCGACCGGCTTGCTTTTTTGAATACCCTGACCGGCGCTGAATTAATGACGTATGGCAGGGCGTTGAAAGAGCAGCGCCAACGTCTTTCTCTGGCAGAAAAACAGCTTTACATGGATACCGCATCCGGGGAGTGGTTGGACTACTGGTTGCAAACTTTTTTTGGCGTCCGTAGGTATAACGCCGAAACCGACGATGAATACAGTATTCGGGCCAGCGCTGAGATGATTAAGGTCACGCAAAACAATCAGGCGTTGGCGGCAATCGTTACGAACGGACTTGGTATCAATTGCACCGTCCGTGACGCAGAGGCCTATCTTGCTGACCTGTCGCTGGAAGATCAAGCCAAAGCGCCCGGACACTTCATTCTTGATCTACAGATTCCTAACAGTAAAACCCCGGCAGAGGCGGAAACTTTAATTGACCGGGCCAATGCTCTTGTGCGCCGCTACAAGTCCAGTGGCACGGCAATTTTTACCGGACTTTTGAAAAGGTGGGTTAAAGAGCTGGAACAGATCGCTTTTTCAGAAAGTCTTTCCGCAACAATCCGGGCCTCCTTTACTGAATCACTGCCGGGGGGGTCGATAACGTTTGGGTCAGGTTTTCGGTTCGGTCCGGACGGTATTCTGTATGACAATAACGACCCGATAACAGAACAGGCATACATACAGGTCAGGGCCGTCTCTGATCAATCAATTTTCAGCAAGCAGGTAGTGAGGTGATAATGAAATTCATTCGATTTATTTTGCGGTTATTGTTTTTGGCTTATGGCTATGTGCCGCGCTTAACATTTAGCGACACGATCAAAGCGCAAGGTACGGTGAAAATCTATTTTCGCCTGCCCGATGGTAGTCGCCAGCTGGCGTATGTGAAAAACAATCTGGTTGTTAATGTAGGACGCACCCTTCTGACGCAACTACTGGGCGGTGGGGCTGGAACGGCTGTCACCAAAATAGCTTTCGGTTCCAGTGGCACGGCGGCAATCGTTACCAATACAACGCTCGGGACTGAATTGCTGGAAAAGGCCGCAACCGTTAGCTACCCGGCTTACAACACGGTTATGTTTGCGGCAAGCATGTTGTCCGCAGAAGGGAATGGTAACACCTACAGGGAGATTGGTTTGAAAAACGCCGCGAATACCCTGTTTTCTCGACTGGTTATCAGTGATGTCGTTAAAAGTTCGGCGTATGAAATCGACGTGGAATGGACAATCGCCTTTATTTAAAAGGCTGGAGGTAATATGAAAAACATAGCAGGTAACGAGCTTAATTATCCGGCCAATGTCCGTAGCCCTGAAGTCGGTGACGACGTAGCCGAGGCTACTATGGACCTGACGGTACAGGACTTGGCTGACCGGACAGCGGCGAATAAAAAAAGTGTAGAGGATCATACCAATCTCACTGATGCGCATGGTGCCAGCATTTTAGCAACCCCAAACCGGCTCGCATTAAGAGACGGTTCCGGTCGGTTGGAGGCCGGTGCTGGTGTCAGCGGGAATGACGTTGTGATTTTTACGCAACTGGAACCAGCGAAATCGATTGGTTTAGGACAGGTATGGACGGCGATGACTATCGCGTCGGCAGCGTCTGACCGGTTTTGGTATGACGGGACCGCTGCAACGCGTTACCGCAACCTCACCGGTCGCCCTATTCAGGTAAAGATTTCAGGGTACACCCCCGCCGGGACGGTTCAGGTTGATGTATCTGTCGACGGGGTCACTTACATGCCGATCACGAACATGTCAATGGGACAGTATGCCACGATGTTTTCCGACACTTTTATCGTCCCACCCAATCACTATTACAGGGCCACTCGCAATAACGCCGCCGCACTTTACAACTGGTCCGAGCTGAGGTAGCCACTTACGATGAAGACTCTTTACCTGACCGTCATCCAGCAATCGGACCACGGAACCTTTGGCCTGTTATCTGATCCGGCGACCGGCTGGACCTGTTTTACCGGAGAGCCGCCGTGGCGTGACAACAGGTCGAACGTCTCTTGTATCCCGGCTGGTGAATACGTCGTCAAGATCAGGTACTCAAAGAAATATGGCAAGGTTTATCATGTCAAGGATGTCGAAGGGCGGACCTACATTTTGCACCACTCTGGCAATCTTGCCGGGGATATCACCAAGGGATTGAGGACGCACACCGCAGGGTGCATCTTGCTCGGACGGTTCCTTGGTCAACTGCTCGTTAATGGCCGGTATCAAAGAGCCGTACTGGCTTCGAAAAGCACGGTCCGAAACTTCATGCAACACATGAAGAGTGAGCCGTTCAAACTGATTGTGATGGGAGGAGAACGATAATGGATTGGATAGGATCGGTACTGGACGCCGCAGGCGGTATCAGTGGAATATTCGGCACGGGTGGAATCAGTGCCATCTTTGGCGGGCTGTTTAGCTGGCTGGAGATTAGGGGGAAGCAGAAGCATGATCTGAATATCCTGAAGCTACAGGCAGAGAATCGCCGGGCTGACCGGCAGATGGATATCGACGAATTGAAGCAGGAAGGGGCGAACGCACAAGCTCTGGTCAAGATCGACGCTGAAGCCAAAATCGAAGTCGCTGAAATTGGTGGACTCATTGCTGCGCATGAAGCGGATAAGGCGACCTACTCGAACGGCTTTATGAAGTTCCTGTCCAAAACGCCAAACTGGTTTACGCGCCTCATTATGGCCTTTGGTGCCATGCTGATGTTCGTTGTCGATTTTTACCGTGGCGTCATTCGGCCATCGATTACCTGCTACGGCTGGTTTTTGATCTCCGGTCTTTTAACTGAGTTAGCGGGAACAGCAGAGATGCTGACGCCAGACCAGAAATTTCAGATATATTTACTGATCGTCAATGCCGTTATTTTTATGACCGCACGGGCGACCGGGTTCTGGTTCGGGGATCGGGGCAGACTGCCGAAGCTCAGTGAATTGATGAGCTGATATAATATAATATCATATTAAACGCAAAAAAGGGCCGCTCCCGATATGGGAACGGCCCTTTTTATTGGTGCTTATTTTACGGTCACACTGCCCGGCGCGACGATGATCTTGGCATCGGCCAGATCGACCAGCTCCGGGGTCTGGGTAATAAAGAACTCAAAATCATGCCCGCCCAGCTCCATCGCCCGGCGCTTGATAGCAAAGAACTCCGACTTGCGTGAAGCGTCCAGCGCCCCGTCTTTCTCGTCGGCAAACAATGAGGCATAAACCTTGTTAGCCCCCTTGAGGTGATAGAGACAGATCGCCCGCGTGATGGCATCTTCGAGCCATGTCACTTCGCCGCCCGACATTTTGGTGATCGACTTCTCGGTACCGCGCTCAGAATCGAAAACGGTAATATCGAAATCTTCCTTCATCGAGCCGTCAGACTTGGCGGTCTGGGTCTCGATCCGGACGCTGAAGCGGTTGCCGTAACAGGACCCCAGAAGATCGTTAGCGATGGCCGCAATACTCGGCCCGGCGTCGTCAATCTCAAGGGCGATGATCCCGTCGTTAGAACAAGCCTTTTGCAGCAGGCGCAGGTCAGAAATTTCACTGCCGATGGCATTGACCTGTTCGATCAAGTTATCCTGCTTGACCTTTTGCTGACCGATCTTTTCGATCTGGTCGACAACCTTAGCAAGGAGACTGCTCTTTTCAGTCAAGGCTCCTTCGGTCATCTCGATCTGGGTCAAAAGAGACGCCTTCTCGGTATTCAGATTTACCAGTTTCGCATTCAAGTCTTCAGCCACCAGCGACTTGAGTCGGTCGACCTTCTGGATAACTGTTGTCAAGCGCTGTTCCCATTGCTCTGTTTCAGCCTTGGCATCGACTTCCAGTCTGGCTTGAACGTTAACAACCGTCTCGATCTTGCTGTTGGTTTCAGCACGGGTCTGGTCCGCCTGTTGTGCAACCCGGTCAAGCCGTGCGGCCAATTCATTATCAGCCTCGGTCTGCCGTTTTTCCAGTTCAGCGCGTTTGGTTAACAACACCTCCTTGTCTTGTTCGGCGCGTTCCAGCTCCGGCAGCAGGACCGTGAATTTCCGCGCTGCTTCCAGTTCGCACTCGATCTCAGGGATCAGGAATTCAGTTTGGGCGATCTGGTCACGCAGCTGCGTTGCCGTCTGTTCAGCGGCAACCAGTTCCGGGGCGGTTTTCTTTGCTTCGCAGTCAGCCATCTGGGTCGTCAATTCAACAACCTGTTCTTTGGCCTTGATTGCATCGGTCAAGAGCGGACAGTGCTCATTGACCCAGTTTGACTGATCGCCACGACAATCAAGCTGGTCGAGCGAAGCGGATTGCCGCATGGACAGATTGCGCTGTTCGTTCAACTTCATCCATTCAAGATGCAGGGTTTGTCCTTGCGTAACCAGTTTGGCGCACATCTCTAACCCGGTCCGGGCGGAAGCAACAGCCTCCCGTTGGGCCGTGAGTTTGTTTTTCAACTTTTCTTCTTCCGGGACCTTTGCCCGAATCTGCTCAGCACCGCCCATGATCCGTTCACACCGGGCAATGGCCGTCGTTGTCTCCGCAACGTCGACAGCAAGGTTGTCTGTTTCGCGCTTATGCAGCGCTTTGGCTGATTCGGTGTCAAACGCTTGGTCATTGATGACCTTGTCCAGAATTTTTCTGAGATCAGCCTGCTCGTTATTGAGACGGGCAATCTCGGTGTTGATTTTTTGCAGGGCAAGCGCTGACTGTTCCCGGATCGACTGGGCCTCGGTTTCCGCTTCAGCTAAATTTGCCGCCGTTGCGGCTTGGCCCTCGATCTGTTGTTTCGTCAGGGTGATCTGTTCGACCAGCGTTTCGAGTTTTACTTTAGCCTCAGCCAGTATCTTTTTACGGATACCGACTTCCTCTGTCAGTGTTGCCTTGTTCCGGTTAAGGTCATCGAGCAGTTCGATCTCATGCTGGATTGTCCCGATCTCATGCTTAACCATATCGGCTTGCGACTGGAGAGCATCGGCGACCTTCTTCGCCTTCTCGCCCTGAACCTTGATGCTGTCGACATTCAACAGCTCGGAGAAGACAACCATCATCTCACTCCGGGTGTAGCTGGAGAGCTTCGGGGCATCTTGTGCCCGGAACGGTCCGGTAAAGAACAGGGAAGGGGACCCAACTACGGCTTCCACAGCGATGTCGTAGGTTTTGGTCTTGCCGTCGTTCAAATCCTTCCATGCAGAGAAGTGCGGGCTGTTCCATTGTGATCCGGATTCATCGACATACAGATACGCCTCCTGCTTGCGGCGGTCTACGTCGATCATGACCAGACTCTTGTAGACCTTGCCGTCCATCTCGAAAATCAACTCCTTCATGGCATCCTTGCCGATGCACTCATCGTAGAAGTTGAAAGCCGACGGCGACCAGTTACTGGCGCTGTCGCGAAGCTTGTACGGCATAAGTCGATACGGGTGCAGGTTGTCAAGGATGGTGGTCTTCCCCATACCGTTGCCGCCAACCACGGCGACGAGCCCGCCCGTGACCCCCTGAAGGTCAATCGTGATCTCTTCCTTGCCGATCCCTGCGGCGATACCGGCAAACCCCCTGAGCGTTAATTTAAGTGGCCTCATTGTGTTGCTCCTTTCGGTTCAGTTTCAAGTTTTGCCGCGACCCATTCGCGGATATCTTCTTCCGTTAAAATAAAGCCATCCGAAGCGATGGCGATAAAATCCTCCTCGAAGGAGAGGAAAAGCAGATCGGCTAGCGGCAGGCCGACGCAATCAACCAAGATCGAACGGGCGCAGTCACTCGGTCCTGATCCTCGGTAACCGAAGTCCATTCCGCCCGGCGCATGATTAACGATATGTCGAACACAGTACCCGCCAAAACGCGGGCTGGACACAGCAACGATAGCCTCCACGGCCAGATTGTAGGTGAACAGGTAGCGACGGCCATAACTCTTTTTCGAGAGTTGCAGCGATTTCTTTGTCCAATGGCTACGCGGCAGAAGCGCTACCTTTTTGCGCGTCTGCGTAACCGGCGTGCCCGCAAACCGATTCCAGCAGGTCGGCCCCATACCCCGCTCGATAGATGTTCTATCAGAGATGGGTTTGCCGCATTCAAAACAATTCACAGTCTTTTTTTTCATAGGTTTCGGCTCCGTTCATTCGTTGTGCCGCTTTTATAGCCAGCAGGTGAGTCGTGAAGTATCCGGACAGTAGCCCACGAATCGCGTTTGAGTATTCGGCGCTGGCAGTGTCAGCCATCCGGTCAATGTCGGCCTGAATGGCAACCAGAACTTTGTCTGTGTTCGCATTCATCGTGTCAATCGACCCGATCGGCTCAGCTTTAAAAATATCCAGTGCTAACTGTGTTGCCAGAGCGATAATCTGTTCATAGAATTCAATAATGACTGAGGTTGGCGCTCGCATACCCGTCAAGTGTTTCATCTTGAAAAACTTCTCAATCAAGCGCTGGATCGAAATATCGACCGTGCCACCGCCAACAGTGGTCAGCGTGATGGTGCCGGTCTCGGGGTTGAATTGATAACTTACATACATGTTATTCCCTCCGCCTCTGTAAGAGGACACACAAACAAAATGATGCACTAGAACGTTTTATCGCGGGTTCTGGCGTCCTCAATTGCCCTGAACATGGTCATTGTGACCCGTTCAGCTTCGGCAACATTAAGCGGATCATCCATGTCGATATAGAGCAGGGGGCGATTATCGCCCGCCCGGACCCCGACGATAATCTGCACCTTGTCATCTCTATACAGGGTGCAATTTTGCATCTCGCTGTCACGGGCAAATTCAGACAAGGCCTCGGTCGCGATCTCTTCTGCAACCACGGCGGTCTGTTCCCATATCCCGGCATCGGCCAGCGCCTTTTGCACGGCGAAATGAATCTTGCCGTAATGATTGGCAACCAGCTGCGACAACAGGGCGGGGGTCGGTGCCGTAGTCGCCCAGCTCCGGGGGGTCTCCCCTTCGATATTGCTTTTGCCGATAATAGAGATAGCGTAACCGCTGTCAGGTGTCTGGAAAATCTGCACCTCAGTCCAACGCCGGTTTTCCAAACCTCCGGGCGAAACCTTGGTGCTGGCGGAACCGATAATTTTTCCCCTTAATTGCAGGGGCCGTTGTTCGTCGCGTGGTAAAATATATGTTGTCATTTCATGTCTCCTGATTAAAGTTGACGGATAACTTTGCAAAATCGTAAAAAGGGATACCCGGTTTAAGGTGTTTTTGCGTTCTCACCTTGGTTCTCCAGCCCTCCCCCCATGCCCAAGCATTCGGATGGTCGGCAGCTATGCCCAAAAACTGCCGGTCATATTCAGCCCCTGATGCCGACTGCCAGATATCGTAAAGAACCGCGTCGAATCGTTCAGGGTTGGCGTTGTAAACGTTGCCGATAATAATCTCCAACCGGTCGCCGAATTCTGCTTTAAGCGGATCGCCGAAAAAGGCGGCAACTGCCGGGTCGATTTCATAGACAGTAACCTTTTCAACTTGTTTACGTTCAAGGACCCGGCGCGTGAACCAACCGAGACCGAGACCGCCGATCAAAACATTGCCGCGTCCTTTTTTGACGCCTGCACGTTGAGACATGACCTCCATCGGGGTTAATGACATCCAAACATCACTCCAACGGTCAGCTTTGGCAAGGATGGGGAGGTGAACCGTGCCGTCAAAATAGACAGCGCCACGCTTTTCTCCTTGGAAGGTCGACAGACATGTGCGAACACTTCCAAAACCATAACGACCGGGCATGTCGGACTGACCATCCAGTGTGCGTAAATAGAAAAACTTATCATCACCAATCTGGATTTTGGTAGTATTGTCGTCATCGTGCGGGCCTGCAACCATATTGCGTAATTGCGGCAACACACTATAAACCCAATCATTGTACCCTTTGGTTTCGATTTCCACGGGCCTCGTTGAAAACTTAATATCCTCAGACCATTCAATTTTTTCCACGTTACGGCTCCTTTCAGTTCATAAGATATTCAGTGGCGATAGCAAACAATACCCGGCAGCGGTCGTCCCTTGTTTTGGGGAGAGTGACCGATATCGTAATATTGCGTAAAGCATGATTCCGATTCGGATCGTCAAGGTCGATATGCCACAAACCGTCTATCGATGAAAACCGTACCGTGACCTTGCTTTTCCCGCCGGTTTTTTTGGTAATAATAGCCCGGTGCTCGTCCGGGGTAGCGTAGGCGAGTGAGCGGGAACGTTTTTTCAGTTCCCTCTCAACCCATGCCGAGCTTTCAATTGCCGTATGAACTTTTTCTGGTGTCTTCGCCATACCTACACCTCAAACTCAGCCAGATCATAAACCCGGCCATTGGCAAGATATTGAAAACCTTCAGCAATGATACTCTCAGTTAAAACAGCCTCGGAACGCTGGTATTGCAGCTCTGCCAAACACCCCTGACAGAGGTGTGCAACGAGACAAACAAAACCGTTTCGGGCCGCGCTCTCTACTCGACCTATCAGAGAATCTGGGGTAAAGGTAGGGTGAGCGGGACAGTCATATTCTATCTCAACATGAAACAGCGGTCGCATGGGGTTGGTTAAATCGATCCCCTTCCAGCTGATGTTGTCAGAGATACGGACCTTGGAGGGGTATGTCTTGACCAGATTACGCAGACGATTAAATGCGACCTTGTCCAGATTGCCGCCCAACGCCTCCAACCATGAAACCCAGTCCGTTGTGATGGTTGGCCCAATCGCGATGCCTCCATTGGCCAGATGGTCGTAATCAAGAGAGACATACCCAACGTCAGGCTTAATGCCGATCTTGCGGAAGGTCTCGGCTTCGACAAACGCATACAACAGACGGCGATGGTGGGGGATGAGGCGATCAGATTCCTGTTTCAGTGCCGCCTCTTTCGCCCGCACCGACAGGTCGTCAAAGTCAAAGACTGCAATGCTTTTGAGGTCCATAATCATTTCCTCCCGGCGACAGCCAGCAGTAAGGCATTGTGTGCCAATTCGTACTTAGCAATCCCCCCGAGAACGCCGTCAACATTTTCTTCAGCGTCTTCACGTTCGTCGGCGTCAGGACGGTTTGGATTGCAGGCGTGTTCAGCAAGCCAAGCCTTAACCAAGGTCTCTCGGTTAAACTTGCCGAGGAATTGAACGTTGCGGTGGGCCATCACTTCCTTGGCTTTTTCCACCGCCCGCTGGGCTTCGGTCAAACGGATGGCGTTGCCAAGGGTTTTGTAGCCGTACGGGATCATGGAAATGGTTCTGGAGTTGGGATCGTCAGGCGTCTCAAACAGGACCCATTTGAAAATATCGGTCTTGTTTTTGCATTGCGGACATTCGCACAGACCGTCCTCGATCTCGAATGAGTTTGCTGTTCTTTCGTGACAAGACGGACAGATGTACTCGTAAGATTGGCTCATTGGTTAATCTCCTTTCGGTTCAGTTATACCGGCATCCAATTTTACCGGCTCTTTGTTGTCGGCCTGCCCGGACCATGCGCAGGCTTTGTGCTTTGCTGAGCGAGCCGGTGCCGCTATCTTTTTTAATACTCAGGTAGCGGTACCGGCAAAGTTTATTGCAGTATTTTTTCTGGCGTCCGGTCAGCTCTTTATCACAATAGACACAAACACGGATGTTTTTCAATTTTGCGCTCCGGACGAGACGACAGTATGTTTAGTGGTATCACCGATGAATTGAACGGTAAAGCCAGCGTCGTCGTCACCCGGAAAACTCTGCCGCATAAGCCGCTCTGCATGTTCGGGTGAGTAGGCATGCAGGTAGTAACCTTGTCGGGCGGTAACGTCCTGATGTCCAAGGCAACCCGGTCCATACGGTTCATTACGGGTGCAACGGTAGTGGCGCGGTTGATGTTCGGCGATCCACGCTTCAATCGCTGAGTAAGTCGCGAGAAGACCTTCAAGGCCGGAGAGGTGATCCATCATAATGACAGACGGGGTCAGTTGCATGTGAAACCAGATGAAGTTGCCGAGTAGGTCGACAAAGATGCGACCACCTTCCTGTTTGGCATGCTCGACAGCTTCCTGCGGATTGGAAAAACGGATTGACATGATCATGGTATGACTCCTTTTCAGTTCGGTTAGGTTTCGCCCCGGCCGTGTGGCCGGGGCTCGATTGACTCAATGAAACAGGTTCGGCTGGGAACAGATGTCCGGGTCCTCTTCCGGGTTGCCTTTGCCGTATCGCTTGACGAAATCAATGGCGACGGCATGGGTGTCTTTCTTGTCGACTCCTTCAGACGGCCAGCGGTCGACAACCGATTTAACGTAGCAGGCAAAGCAGTCCTGTTTTACGCTCGGACAGTCGCATGTGCCAAGCAGTGCGGCCTTGATGTCAGCGACAGTCGCAAAGTCAGACATAAGGCTCAAGGCGTTCGACTTGCCCTCTTCGAGACAGTAATCGGAGCCGAAGAACCCCCAGCAGGAATCTTCGCCAAGCTCATCGGCATAATCCTCATCATAGCCAGCTTCGTCAGGATCGACGCCATCGTGATATTTAAAGACCGTTGCCTCGAAGCCCCAGACGTCGCCGGTCAGGTATTGGTCATACACTTCGACTTCACCTTTGAGACACTTGATCGCCTTTTCGCGGACCGACTTGGTGCAAACCTTATTACCCCACTCTTCAACCGCCTTCTCTTTGGTGCAGTAGATGAATCCGACCATACCGGAATCCCAGTTACAGGAAAATCCGCCAACGTTCATAGTGATGCCGCTGTGGTCATAGAGGTAGAGCGGAAGCATGATGACTTTAGCTTCGAGGACCTTAGAGACAATCTCCTCGATCTTCTCTTCCACGGCTTCGCCAGCGGCTCTCCAATCAGAATACTGTTTATCGATCTGACTCCAGCCATTACCATTTTCCCAGTATTCGATTCGATCCTTGACCGTGTCGTCGAGTTCAGCGGCCAGCTCACGTCGAGCGGTTTCGGCAGGGAAGTTGTGATCGTCGCCCAGATCGTAACGGTTGTGGAAGCAGATCATCGTGCCAACGTTGTCCCACTCTTTGCGGGGATTCACAGGGTCAGAGTCAGAAACAACCTCAATCTTGGCAAACAGGTCAGGGCGGTTCGAAATTGTAAGGTACTCGGTTTCGCAGACATAACGGTCCATGGTGTATCTCCTTCGCTCGGTTCGATTCGGGGCTCATCCCCTGTATCTATAAGAGGACACCGAAACTAAATGATGCACTAGCACCTATTTCCAGTCTCGGTCCCGGTTGCGTTGTCCACGCCTGCGGCCCCGGCGTTCGTCTGAGAATGCGAACGTATCCGCCATTACAGTTTTGGCCTCCAGCATAAAAACAGAGGGCGTTTCAACTTCCACCTTTATTCCGGTCGCACCAATAATACGTAGCATTTTCTCAACATTGCCGTGAGGGAGGTGGCCAATTATCACGACTCTTTTATCACTCATGCCGCCTCGCTAATCTGCAAGCGACTACTGGTTGCAAAGAGTTGTTTGCCTGCGTTCTTGCTGTATGACTGCTGACCTTCGAACTCTTTGGCAAGAGCCTGCTCGGGCGCACTGAGTTTGGCGAATGGTTTCGTGCCGTAGTCTTCAGGCAACCAGCCTTTACCACGACAAGCGACCACGTTAAACCGACGCAGAATGTCTTCGGACTTAAAGGTCAGATGCAACGTCCCTTTTTTGTACGCGATGATATTGAAATAAGTCGATTCACACTTGTTGGTGTTCCGGGCGAATGCCTCTTCCAGCGCCTGCTCGATCGAGATGTAGTCTTTGGCGCCATCAAAATAGTTCATAACCAGATCGATATCGTTAAGCTTTCCTTTCACACTCCAGTCGAGCTTCCAGCCTCCGTTGTAAGTGTCGACGAAGGCGTGACCGTAACCGGCGTGCATCGGGATTATCACTTTCTTGCCAACTTTGAAAGCGTCGTTGGTTTTCCAGCCGTCAAAGTAATGCGTATTTTTGCAATGGATCGAGGTATCCCATGCAAAACGCCGGGACATCATATCAAAGCAATCGATAACCGCTTCGGTCAAGGTCTGTTCGTAACTCCCGATCAGATTGAGAACGAACTGACGGATATTGGCTTCGTTAAAGTCCATTTGTGACCGGACATCGATCTGTGCGTGAAATTCTTGACGCTTCTTTTCCGTCAACCGTTTCTTGACGGCATCAAGGTTTAACACTTTCGCCCAGAACCGTTTTCGAGCGGTGATAACCACGCTGTTAATTTTGTTTTGCACTGTGGCTGTCAAGTCGTTCACCTTGATTGTTTCGTCCTCATTGGAGCAGTGCAGCGAGAGATAATTCCCCAATTTTCGACTGTTGCGGTAATAGTCCATGATGGTCGTGGTTGCCAAGCGGATGATCTCGTTATATTCGGCAACCAGTTCTTCAATGTTTTTGCCGGTTGATAATTCCTGCTTCTGGGTCACCTCAACCTTTTCGGCTTCGGCAGCATCGGTCATCCCGGCAAACAATTCATCCTCAATCTGCCGCTCGATCTTGATATAAACCAGAGCAACGTCGACATTGGTCTGGCGCTCAGCATCCACAAACGCATTTTTGTAGATCTTGACAGTCGCTCCCAGTTCATCGAGTTTGCTGGTCAGAGTTTTTTTGAGCAAGGTATTCGGTTTGCGGATCGTATCGGCGTTGAGCAGAAAAACGATCTGTCCTCGATACATAATGTTGATTGCTTTGAGCAAGTGTTTTTCACCATGATCAAAAGGGGGGTTAGCGATGATCAGGTCAAACTGGTCAGGAGCTGAATAGGACAAAAAATCTTGATCAATCAGCTTGAATTTTTTACCGAGTAGAATAGTTTGCAAAAGCGGGTCTTTTTCAATGACCGAAATGTCATGGTCACGCCTTGAATACATGCCGGTGCCGTAGTGTTCTATGATTCCCTCAACCAGATCACCCTTGCCGCCATGCGGTTCGAGAATGCGGCGCGGATACCCTTCAACCATTGCCAGCATCCGGTGAATCATTAAGGGGGGTGTCGGATAAAAATTCTTATTGTCGGTAAACATGGGCTCAGTTCCTTTCGGTTTAAGTTTGAAGACGGGAGGGGCAGACAGCCCCTCCCGTCACAGTTCAACGGGCGTAGTTGCCACGGTCCGCAAACAAGTGATTCAGTCCTTGCTTGCGTAGTTTCAACAGCAGGGTTGAATAGGGAATCCCGAGTATTTTAGACGCCTCACGTCTATTGTCAGTGAGACGCGAAACGCGCTGGACAACCTTTTCGTCAAGCAACCGTGACGCCTTCAGACAACCGACACTGCAAAACTTCAGGTGCAATCGGCAGGCCGGAACGATCATCGTTTGTCCACAGTGCAGGCATTTGATATTCATTAAGCCGCCTCGGCTTTTTTGTCCGGGTTCGCCAGCCTGCGGTTGGCATCCTCGATCAACTCTTCGATATCCCGGCCCTCGATCAGGCCAGCCAGAACCAGCACCGATTCCGGGACCTCTTCGTCGATAGTCTCGCCCCAGCGTTTCACCTTCTCCGGCAGTGTCTCAAGGTTCGATATTCCCGCCGCCCGTTGGCGCTGTTTCGGGATAACTGCAACCTCGATTTTGATCTGCTTTGCCCCGGCAGTATTGATCCGGCTTTCGATCCCGGCCCGGTCGATCAAGTGCCGTTCTTCTTCGGGAACCTGAATGCGGACCCGGACATCGTGCCCGGTCAATCCTTCCCGTAAGAAAGAAATCAGGTCGCGTTCGAGACCGTCGGCTCCGTCCGCCCAGTCGTAATCGAAAAACGAAAATTCACGCGCCGGGGTGTCGAAGAAAACCGACTCGGTCAAGGTCTGGCCATCCAGCACATGAAGCAGGTAGCCCTTTTTCTCTTTCTCGCCGAAGGTCAAGCGACCGGGCGATCCAGAGTAGAAAATGTTGCCGGGGAACTCCTGATACTTGTGGATATGGCCGAAACAGATCAGGTCGCAATTCGCCTTGGCCAGATCAGACGGGGAGAACTCAAGGTCCTCACCGACTGCCGCCATTGCGGAACTGTCAGAGAAGACCGCCCCGGTGATCATACCGTGACCGATCATGATGCGGGGAATGTCGTCGCCGATAGACGCATTAGCCTCGCCGATCAGCGCCATTGCATCACCGAGCAATTCCCGTGCGGAGAGCGTTGTTGCCTCGACCGAGTCGCCACCCTGAACAGCAATGACCCGGCTCTTGTCAGGGGAAGGCATGAAGGTCAGCACAGCGATGGCTTGAGTGTAGGTATCATCGGCCAGCGGCCCGGTCAAAGGGTGAAAACTTAAACCTTTGCCAGTGTCGATCAGTGCAACCTGCTCGATCTTGGTTGCGACGTGAATCGGGTAACGACCCTTCAGCTCCCGGAACAGGTACGGCGTATCCCGGTCGTGGCTCTTGGTGCCGCGCACGATAGCCACCGGGGCGATTTCGGCAAACTGTGCAACCAGACTGATTGCATACCGGGCGGCAACCGAGTCGATCCGGATCGGGCCATCATATTCATCGACCGTGTCACCAGCCAGCACGATCAGGTCCGGGGGGTTCTTTTTCGCCTGCGCGACGATGGCGTTGCAGGTGTGCATAACCTCTTCGAGCTTGTCGACCTTATTCGTGATGTGCAGGTCGGCGGTGTGGAGAACGTTAAATTTTTTCATGTCCGGTTCCTTTCGGTTTATTGTGGCAAGATAAAAAGACGGTCACTGTTTGTGTCGTGATAGACCCTGAATTTCTTCAGGGCCTCCTTGATGGAAGTAACCAACTGGGGCCATTCGTCACACTGTTGTTTCAAACTTCCTCGACCGGCTACCCATACGACTTCAAGGACAACTTTAACCCCTTCGCTCCGCATTGCCTCATTCTTGGTTTGACGTAAGCGAAGAGCGACCCCACCAAAATACAAAGAGGAGTCATTCAGTTTTATTTTTGCCCGACGCAGAGCCCCGGCAACTTTCTTTTTGCTCGGCAAGCGGGCGGGCTTTTCCCCTTCAGCTATCTTTCTCCAACAGGCAAGGCGGCGACCTTCAATCTGGGTCATTCTGACAGCCGGGGAGCCGTCAGCCCTCTCCATGTGGACAAGCAAACGAACAGTGCCCCCTTCACTCCAAAAAATAGGAGGTCTAACACGATAGACCCGGCAGACATTGCCTTCTTCGTCTGCCAGCCGATCCCCTGCAACGAAGGGCGAGGAGAGTTCGGCTATCTGGTTTTCAATGATATTGATGTCATTTGCGAAGGTATCTCTTTGCCGGTCGATCCTTTGCAGGTCGCTACGGAGGGCATCTCTTTTGTCAACGAGCTTTTTCAACTCGACTTTTGTTTTATCGTTCAATTGCCTGTTCCTTTCTCGTCGTTAAAGAGGTTTTTGCAGTAGAGCGCGAAAGCTTCGAGGTCTGTCGCTTCAATCTCATCCCTGATTTTCCGATACAGGCTGCGCAAAACATCTACGCTCGCTGTTGTCATGGAATGACCCAGCGCAACATGCGCAAAGCAGGATAAGTGATCATCCGGCATACCGGGGACCAAAGTCTTGATTGCAGCAATCGCCCCGGTGACTTCAGGGCTCGGTCCAGACTCGCTCTCTACGGGGTCAGGAGGGAGAGGGGAGGGGGACAGGTCGGCAGGAGTAGAGAAGTTGTCACCAGACCCTGTTTCCGTTCCAATCCCGTTTAGTATATCAATCGCCTGTCGCCCACGAAATGATGCCCGCTCCGCATGTTGAGCCAAAACCATCGGATCGACAGCTGCATCAATCGTGATGATATGCTGCGTGACGGTTTTCCCGTCCGGGGTTTTGACCGACTCTGGCACTTTCACTAATTCGAGAAAGTGCTTTCCGTCGACCAGTCCATCAAAGCGGCCAAGAATAGTTCTGACCCTTTTCAGGATAGCAACCGCATCGCCCAGACCGTACCAGCTGCGCGTCGGAATGATGCACTCTCCGAAAGTTTTCAGGCCGACAACGTTGACCCGGTACAGGCCACCGAATTGAACCTGAAAACCGCAGGCCTTGGAAACGAAATCGACCGCATGTTGTTCGTCTTCGTTTACCTCGGCAACCTTCCAGTTCGCCGCGTTGGCAGCAACACCTTTAGGGAGGTACTTGAATTTGAGCTTCCCATTTTCATAGAAGCTTGCCGCCCGAACATTTTGGCCACCATCGAAGGCCCGGAAGTTGTGCGGGATAACGCTGAGGATATCTGACTGGGTCAACCAGATCGGGATACGCCGGACCTTGCCGTCGGGGTCAGCGTAGTTGTCACGGATAAACTGAGCGTCAGTCGGGCGCTGGAAGTCACACTCGCGGACCACGAAATGATCGACGTTGGTCGGGCGCAGTTTGGTTTTGGCCGACTTCGGCATTCCACCGAGTGCCCGGTCGATATCGTCGTAAGACAGCCCCTTCTTTTCAAGGTCATCGAATGCCTTGCGGTCTTCCGCTGAAGGCGTTCCTTTCAGGATTTTCACCCCGGCCCGGATAACCCCGGCTTTCCTGATTCTCTCTCTTGACCCGAGAATCATACTGAGTTGTTCTTCGTCCCCGCTATCGAGGACGCTGGCAACGCCGTGCGTGTTGGCGGTTTCTTCGTTGTGGCTCATGTCGGTTCCTTTCTGTTCGATTAGTCGAACACAGTTGACAAAAAAATAGCGTGTAAATGTAAGAGGAAGGCAAAACTAAATGATGCACTAGACCGCTAAAAAGGCCTGTTTCAGGTACGGATCAACGTCAGGTTGACGCAAAAACCAGTTAATGTAATCCCGAGGCAAGTCTTTAATGGCGACCCCTTTGTGTTTGCCGACCGTCATGACCTTCGGGATACGGGCCGCTTCACTCTCTTGATAAAGCTCGTCGATTGTTTTAACACTCAACCGCACAACGATCTCCCTGAGAATATTTGTAAGAACTAAAACATCGACTGCCGCCCGGTGTGCCTTCCCGGCCAGAGAGCGAGCAAGGTCAGGATCGAGCATATACAACAGCGCCCCCTGTGTGTGAGACACGTCCGGCCAGAGCGAGCGGGCAAGGGCAAGGGTGCAAATCCGCTTCACCTCCGGACGTCCGATCAGGTCCCAGTCGTAGTCGATATTGTGGCCGATCAGATAGTCCGTTTCTTCCGGCAAGGCAAAGCAGGAATAGGGGCGGCTCCCCTCAAGGTCTTCGGGCATGAGGTGGTGAGTCGCCATCGCGCCGTACTCAATAGGTTTTTCCGGGTCGAATAATTCTGAAGTAATATCCGTTAAGCGCACAAGCCGCCCTTCTTGGATATCGACAAGACAATGCGCCTCTTCGATAATTCGCCCCTCGTTGAAACCGGTTGACTCTGCATCAAAAACTACTGCTTTCATTCTATCTCCTTTACGGTGATGATCGCCACTTGTTCCTTGCCGACCTCTTGAGTTATGACGTAAGTCAGGTTGACATCGTCGTCATCGATAAAGACCCCTTGCCGGGTCAAAACATCTTTGATCGGCTTCAGGCATCCAACCAGATTATCATGATCTGTGATTAAGTGTGACTTGTTTTTGACCGTCCGGGTCACAGTCAACAGGCGCTTCCCTTTGGCCCGACCCCAGAGAAAAACAGTACCAGCCAGAACCGCTTCCCAGCTTTTGCGGACCGCGTAATAATGACTCCGGTTTTTATTGTTCCAGCGGTTTAAGCCATGAACAAACAGGGTCGTGTAGAGCGTTTTCCCCTCGTTCCACGTATTAACAACCGGGGGGGGAGCTATCCGCTTTTTATTCGGGTTGGTGCATTTCCCGGTCGACGCCAGACAGGACCGACAGGTGACATGCACTTCGTTGAACGCTCTGCCGAAGGGACACATTATGAGACGCCTTGAATTTGGTTAAGTGGTCTTTGTTAATAAGGACATCGAGAGTCGATCTGCATTCCCGACAGATACCGGTGACGGCCAGCTTGTCGCCAGCGTCTCGCACTCTGAAATTAGCGGTCGGGATTTCATGCCCGCATTCAGGACAGGTAATAAAACCGTTCGTATGTGCCATGTCATTTCTCCTCATGTCCAAAGCAAGGAAACTGGTTTAATACAACAAAAGGGTCCTCTGGTAAACAGTTCACCCCTACGCTAAGAGTGTTCTCAGACCAATCACATTCAGGACATTTAATGTCTGCTTCCTCGAAGAAAAGCTCAGGTAAATGGGTCCGGCAAAGAGGACAAAGGCCTTTGTCAATACAGTCTGGACAATCAATAAACTTAGGACAACTCCCTGTTCCGGAGATAGGGTTAAAACTCCCCCAAAGCTGCTCTCCGCCATACCCGCCGCAGGTCTTACAAACACGGGGATATCTGGTTAAAAATTTTTGGCGCAAAACCAGCTGAGAAAGATAATATGCCCGGCACTTTACTTCATGTGACCGAAGCAACCAGCGCAACTTCATTCTTTCGATCCAGTTTTCCATTTACCACCCTCCTTTTGCATACATGAAAAGCAGACAGTACCACGGGTAACGCTGCTTATAGTTTCCTTGTGCGGTTTGACCTCTCCGCACATATCACAGACAACTTTGTTTTCCTGTGCCAGTGCATAGGCTTCTTCCATCTCTTCTCGGTGGGATTCGAAGATTTCGTTTAACATTAGCTGTCTCCTTTGATTATGGTTGACGATCTCAAGTCAAGCCCAGAGATTTTGCAATGGCCGCTATTGCGTACCCAGAGAACTTCAGGACAGGACGCTCTGGGTCATTGTCTGTTGTTGCCGCAGTGATTGTGGAGGTAAAGTCATTCCACGGTTTGGCTAAAACCTCAAAACTGTCGTTAGCCTTGAGCTGCACAACAACACCATGTCGCCAGCGATAACAATGACCGTTAACATCATCCCCCCCATAGCCGTCTGTAATCAAAAGGCGACCATGCGTGTCGGTATCAATTATAATGGCTTCCGTTTCAAATCCGTAAGCGCCTTCTTTACTCTGTTGTTCAATCAGTGTTGCTTTCATATTATTTCTCCTTGTCTTTTTCTTTCAATAGGATATCATTTAGTTGCCTCATCTACCATGTGTAGAAGGAGGTCTTGAGCCGTCCTTTCGGGGACGGTTCTTGCATTTCAGGTTTCCCTTTTCTCGTACTCAACCAAAGATTAAGTTTTAATCCTGATCCGGAACAAGATCAGGCCCAACAGTCACAGCCACAGTGCCATTCTTTAACTCACGAATTTTAACGATCTCGCGCAGGCCGTATGCCGTGCAACAGGAATCATTTGTTGTCCCGCGCCAGCCATGAAACCGCTTTATGTTTTGATCCATGTTGCCGCCAATGCCGTCGGGTCGATCAAAAAGGAGTTCGAACCGTTCAGGACTGCCGCCGCGTCTGAGTACGTCAGGGTTTACGTCTTCAAAACCGACAAGGATGGCCCGTTGTCCCAGTTTGTAATGTTTCGAAGGTCGCCAGCTATATGCTTCACACTGACACAGAATAAAATCATGTTTTTGGCAAAGATCACAGCGCTCGTCTTTACCCCCTTTATAGGTTTCGTCCTCGAAAACTTTTGCATCATCAAGAACATAAACCATGACAATGCCATTTTTTATTTGGTAATCTTCATCAAGTTGAATAGTTTTTTGCTTCATAGTGAGTCTCCTTTATTGCCCAGTTGAACAGGTTGACTCAACGATACTTCTGATCGTTGCGCCGAGTCCGTTCAGATTTTTAATACCGCGTGCGGTGTCGAAAATATCTGTCTCGCCTTTGATCGGTTTAAGATCGAGAAGCGCAGCAACCCGGCGACCGATTGCTTTATTTACTTCACTCTGCTGGCTCATGGTTGCACTTTCTTGCGTTTATGCAATATTGACCGTAGTCTTTGGCCTCTTTGGATGAAGAGTTGATTATTTTACTAACACCCATCATGCCAAACTTCTCGGTTGGCCCTTCCTGTCGCTCGATGATCCAATCTCCGGCGCGACTCTCGCTGTCAGCCTTGGCATCCTTGCCCCGTTTATGTGAAACAGTATTAACAAGGTGACGGGTGATAACCGTATGGACGAAATATAAAGGTTTTTGCATGTACAATCTCCTTTCAGCTCAGTACGGTTTAAAGGTTAACAGGGAAGTCCAGCGCTTTGATATCTTCAACAATGGAGACGATAGCGTTCAGGTCCAACGGCTTTGCGTCCTCATAACTGAAGTTGCTGTTGACGTTGAGCTGGTAGTGGTTGAGTTTAAACCGCTTGGCCAACTTTTGTATAAAGTCGGCGATAGTTTCAGAGCTTTCGATGATCTTCGGCAGAGACCGGGTCACCTTGGCTATTAATGCTGTGTCAGTGTCACCGTAGACAGAGAATTGATTGTAATCGGACAGGGTAGGGATAGCAAAACCAACGACAGCCAAGCAGCCGCTGTGTGGATTGACCTCTATTTTAATATTGAAAGCCTTGTAAAAGTTAGTGACTTGCATCGTTAAGGTTTTGTTGCGCAGGTTGGCCAAGACAACCAAATAGCCTTTTTCTGGTTCCATGATGTTTCTCCTTTTTCGCTCGGTTCGATTTATTTAATCTTCTTCAGGTACGTGATTGTCGGTCAACGGCGTGTCGTAACTGCGGATGACTTGAAAGAAACTGCCGATGTCTCTGCCCCCACCCTCCCCGGTCAATATATCGACCATGTCAAACATGTCATTGTAAATCAATTCAACATAAGCAGCCGAGAAGAAGGTGACGTGAGAAGATTCTTCCATTTTTTTGATTAGCTCTTTTTTGGTCCGGGCAATAATGTTGTAGCAATGAGAATCTTCGTCCTGTTCGGCAATGTAGCAGCGGAATTTTCCGGCCATAGTGTCTCTCCTTTTTCGCTCGGTTCGATTCGGGGCTCATCCCCTGTATCTATAGGAGGACACCGAAACTAAATGATGCACTAGGGCTTGTTTTTTCTATTTTTTACGCCGATAACTTGGCCAGTTGAATTGCAGGATCGATCCGCCCCGGTCCCAGAAGCGATCGACGATATGATTGCCGATGGCATTCTCAAGTTTAGGTAGGTCGTAATTTGTCATTAAGATCGTCGGACGCTCATCTTTGTACCGTTTAACCAGTACCTCCATAAGGAGTTCCTTATCGACCTCCTTCGAAAAATCCCTGATTTCGTCAAGAATAAGCAGGTCAGGTAAAATGAATTCGCCGATGGCTTTTTCTTCATCCCCACGGGGCGGATTCCAACTCTTTTTTATAACGCGCAGCATGGTGCTGACTTCAGTATGGAGTACGGTATAGCCCTGCTTTAAAATCGACTTGGCGATTGCCGCAGCAAGGTGATTTTTTCCGGTACCGGTTTCACCTAAAAAAATCATACTGTCGCCCGCTTCGAGACGGGCCGGGAAGGTTTTAGCGTACCCTTCGCAGGTTGCTTTTACCTCTTTTGCATTTTCTGTTTCTGGTGTGTAGTTATCAAAACTGCACTGACGATACCGTGAGCCGATTGAAAGACTAGCCCAACGGCTCATAAGAATAGCGCGGTCTTTTTTCTTAGCCTGTTCCTGATCTTCTTCCTCTTCAGGTTGTTCCTCAGCACAGACGGGACAAAAAGGGGGGAGTCTGTCGCTTCCCATCGGATAAACAAGAATTGTATCCGGGTGAATATTGCAGGTTGTGATTAAGTCCTTTAATTTAGACATATTTGGTAACCTTTTTTTCTGGCGCAAGATACGCACCGTCGGAGCGTTTAAACGGGTGTCCGTTGTTATAATTACCTTGTAAAACTTTCTCCATATTTGCCGGTTTTGTGATCCATTGCAGATCAGCAAACCACTCTCTGCCTTTGGACTTACCGACAAGATGATCCCCTCGGGAGACGTAGCGAAAGAAATCCTCCCACCAAGCAAGGTCTCGGCGCTCAGCCTCTTCTTTCCATCGGGCCTTGATTGCAGTCTGTAACTCTTTGCTTTTCAGTTTACCGAGTGCCATTCGTGGGTGAGGATTGTTCGGAACGAGCTTGATCCATAAAAGTGCGATCTCATCAACAGGACAGGTCGTTCCCTGTTTTTTGGGAACAAGAGGTTTAGATTCTTTTTTATCTACCTCTACCTCTACCTCTACCTCTACCTCTATACCGTTACCGTGCGTTGCTGTAACGTTATCCGTAACGTTACATGTAACGTTACAATCTTTCTCAGGGGGAGGTAATTCAAGAAGTTCTTTTTGTCGCTGCCGGAATTTCTTTACTCTTTCGTTGGTTTGAATCCGAATCAAATCCATTGCGTCGGCGTTTTGATTCTTTTCCCAGTTGGCAATACAATAACAGCCTTGATTGATTGCCAACATGCCAAACCGCTCGAAAGTATTGAGTGCCATCCGGATCAACATTCGTGGCCGGTCAAAAACGCTTTCAAGTAACTCCTCATCATACGGAATATTTTTATCCAGCATTAAATAGCCGCCAAAATTTGCTTTCCCCGCGAGGCATAAAACTTGAATCCAGATCAATAACAGGGTGTCGCCTTCCGGTAGTTTTCTTATTATTTTTATTTTTTCGTCGTCAAACATAAGGACGTTGATTTTTATCCATGTCACGTTTGACGGGATTTTCTTTAATGACATGTCACACCGTCCCTTTCTTTGCCCTTTTTCTCGGTTCCCACCAGTTCGGGTTGGCGCAATGTGGACACTTCTCAGGGGAGGCGATGCGGGGGGTCCATTGGTGTCCGCACTTCAGGCACGTAACGGTCTGCATCAAAAGAACAGGTTTTGTCATTTTGGCTCCTTGTGTAAATTTCATGATGGTGGAATAGATAATAGGAATTATTTATCATGGAGTGTTTTGCAGGTCAAACAAAAAATATCCGCCACTTTTAAAAATGGCGGATATTTTTACATATTATCGGCTCTGATCCGGCTGGTCTCTTGAGAAAAAGCAACAGGGTGCCGGATTTTTAGTTTTTTGATATTAACAAAAAGAATATGGTGAAATGTTATATTGAAAAAATCAGCCATTTTTTTTAATTGACCAAGGATATCAATGCAGTGTTGTTCAACAATATCGCCGTTTGTCAGGTTTGGAAAATTGTAGTAATTTTCAACCGCTATATCCGTGTTGGCGGCAAGGCGACCAAGGAAGCGTGTTGTCATTTTTATCTCCGCGCAACCGTGCCCCTGCTTAGCAAAGGGGTTATTTATTTCTATATTCAATGCGGTGCAGATAGCCGACACGTACCAGCAAATATCACCGATTTCAATGGCTATCATGTCACGTAAACTGAATTCCGGTTTTTTGCGCCACGGAGCATCCAGTTCATCACCTGAATAAGAATAAGCCTTGATCAGCTCGATCAATTCACCAATCTCGCCATAGAGTCCAAGAATATAGTTTGGCTCTATGGCGAGATTGGTCTTTGGATCAAGGGTTCTAGCTGATAACGTCTGGTATTCTTGGAATCGCATCGATCAACCCTTCCTTAACCAATGTCTCCATTTGAAGCTGAAGGGCTCCAGTGATGAACTCTGTCAGACTGACCCCGATCATTGCCGCGCAAACCTTCGCTTGGTAATGGCGCCCTCTGTCGATATTAAGGGTTGTACAGCTACCCTTTCTTTTCTGTTTTTTATTTTCCGGCATAAGACCTCTCTTGTTTAAATATATAAATCGATTCAACCTTGAAGGTGTCGGTCCTCAAAAAGGGATATCATCGTCAGGATTAAAGGGCGGCTCCTCGTATTGATAGTTGCCTCTTTGTTTTTCTTGTTGGCCGGGATCATTATGGGAGTGTCTGTCTTCTCCCCGTCCTGAATTCCCGTCGCTGTCACCGCGACTACCAAGCATGTGCATTTTGTCGGCGACTATTTCAGTAATGTAACGCTTGTTGCCGTCACGATCATCATACGAACGGGATTGGAGCTCCCCTTCGATGTAGACCTGTTTCCCTTTGCGTAAATATTTCCCGCAAATTTCCGCCAATTGTCGCCACGCAACAATATTGTGCCACTCGGTTTTTTCCACTTTTTCGCCAGCGGAATTTTTAAAGCTTTTGCTGGTGGCGATAGAGAAGGTGGCAACACCCACCCCGGAAGGGGTATATTTAAGGTCAGGGTCTTTACCCAGATTTCCGACTAAAATAACTTTATTGACAGACATTTAAGCTCCTGTTTTATATGTAGAACACTTAAGGCACAAAAAAAAGGACCACTTCTTTTTTTTTGGCAGTTTTTAAACAGATTTCCGGTTGAAGTAACTTTTCACCAAGTGTTTCATGGTTTCATGTTGTACTTTTCCACAGTAGTTCATACAGGTGTCAGAAAAGGTGGTTAACAGGTGGTGGTATTCTTGGGGGAGAATCTTTTTTAACTCGTTTTCGGCTTGCTCCATGAGTTGCTGCTCATCTTCGATCAGCGCCTCAATCGCGCTATCTACCTCTTCTATCAGCGAATGGTCAACGTTTGAACTCATACGGCTATCTCCCCTGTTAGCGTCACTCTGAGTTTAGTTTCTTGCCTCTTTTTAATGCAGGATATCTTTAGCAAGTTACGGGGAAAACGTCAACTATTTTTTCTTTTATTAGTGCTTTTAGTTGACTATGGTGTTTAGTGGTGTTATATAGTTCAACCATCAAACATGTTTTACATGTCGATTAGTTTAGACAGGGGGTTCTTGGGCTTTTTCAAAGGAGCGGGGAGAGGACTTTTTATGAGCGGAGCAGAAAACAACCCCTTGGGGGAGTTTTTAAAAAAAGAGCGAGAGCGTCAAGGTCTGGGGATCAGGGAATTGTGCCGAATGACACAAAAAAGCACAACCGCTGGTAAGAGCGTATCCCCCAGTTACTACTCTCAGGTAGAAAATGGTCAAAGTATAAATATCGATAAAATCAGCATGGATTTTCTCTGGGCGGTCGGTGCTGTTTTAAATATCGACCCGTTAAAACTCTTTGTCCTCTGTCGCCCTGTTATTCCTGAGCGGTTATTGGATGGTGAAGCGAGGGACAGGTTATTCAAGGTCCGATAATTAAAGATGCTGCTTATTTGATATTTATCAGGCGACAACCGTGTCTTATTTGTGCGCGGCAACCATCGACTGCTCACCATCAACCAGCAGAGGGTTTTGGGATTATGGGGGGGAAGGTTTCTGACTATCGAGCCGTCCCCCTCTGCGACGACCATCACATGTTTAACGGGACACAGGCACAGCCCGGCAGTTATGATCTATTGTCAAGAGAGTTGTGGGTCAGGTACAATGTCGATATTGAGTCAGTTATAGCGAGGCTGAACACCTCCTTTTTTTTCGCTTAAGGTGTACTATATGTCAAACAGTCCAATCTTGGAGAACATGCTTGTTGAGGTTATAGACCGGAAGCGGATGAAGGCGGCGAAGAGCTGGCGCATTCTATTTCTTTTACCAACCGGCAACCAGCTGTTGCCTTCAGTTTTATCCGGGATGATTGATAATCAGGTTAGGTGTCGGATCGTCGCAAAGGACGGCTTATTGATCGAAGTAGACCCGGTCATTATTGAAGATGTAACCACCACAAAGGCAATGGTGAAACAATTTATACTGGTCATCGAGACCTGTTATGAATATCAGGCCAAACAGATAGCAACACACTTGACCTCGATTGTCGGCGAAGCGGTCACTCTCTCCCTGTACAAATCCAATCCAAGTCCCGTTACCGCCCAAGGGGTAGAACCGCCATCGACGCCTGTCGATATAAAACGGATAGGGGATATATCAAAGAAAACCCTCAAAGGGTTGCACTGTTCATTCTTCTACAACACACTTTTTTTTAGTTTCGTTGAGGGGCGGTATAACGCACTTCACGAACCGGTTGCCGTCAAGATTGAGACGGCGGACACTTGTAAACTTGTGTTTAAGGAAGTGATGGGGGTTGCGAGCTGTTCTGATCTTAAAGAGGAAGATGTTTTGCGTTTCATTTCTGAATTTAATCAATGGCTGAAGAATAAAGGGTGAGGCTATGAGGGCTGGTAAAATCGCTATCGAGAATGATGTTTTTATTGCCTGTCGAAATTTCAACCGGTTGGATATTGATATTCCTAAGTATCACATACCGGGGCAAGAGTTGCCGCTTGTCTCAGGGGTTAATTGTTCCCTGTACGGGAAGAAGAAGTCTTGCCGGTATTGTCCGACTTGTCCACGGTGCGCCGGGAAGCTGTCAGTAACGGTCATTGAACGCCGGGGGCGGTTTTTGAGTGATGAAATAAAGTGTGTTTCCTGCGGGATGATTATCGAAGTTGATTTTATCGAGAAAGCCGCAAAAAAAGTACAGCAAGTTGTGAAGGGTCCGGAAAAATGTGCCGTTGAAGGGTGTGAGTCGAAAACGTGGGACAAGAAGAGATGGAAAAACCATCTTATCTGTATCTCTCATCATAACCAGATAAAGACATGGAAGCGGACAGGAACAAACGATCTGTCGATATTCCCTTTGTTGGATAACGACGGAAAAATAACAATCAACCCCAGATATCGCACTTTGGGCGGGAGGTAGAGTTGAAATCGACACAAAAAGTTCAGCTGGTTACGTTTACACCAAACCCTGACACGGTTGCCAGTATCGCCGCCCGTATGTGCTATTCGAGCGGGGGGATCGATAGCCTGTTGGAGCACGACAATATAACAGCTGTTTTACCGAAGGTATTGGCCTCTGGCCACCTCTCTGTGTTGCGACATGTCATGTTTACCTTTGCGGTTGAAGGGATCAGTCGTGCCTGTTCCCACCAACTGGTGCGGCATTCGGTAGGGGTTGGTATTTCGCAGCAAAGTCAACGGTATGTTAAATCGGATAGTCCTACCTATATTGTCCCGCCAACCATAGAAAATTTTGGTTCAAAAGGCCTCTCCCGGTTTTTTGATACCTCGATCCGGCATAGCTGGGAACAGTACAAGGAGGTCATGGCTGCTGGTATCCCAGCAGAAGATGCCCGGTTTCTTTTGCCCAACGCAGCAGAGACCAAGATGCTGATCAGTTTTACGGGTGAAGCCTTGTTACATTTATTTGAGAAGCGTGACTGTATTCGTTCGCAATGGGAAATCAAATCGATCGTGAATCTCATGATGCCGCTGGTTAAGTCGGTAGCGCCTATTATGTTCGACAAAGCCGGGGCGCTATGCAAGACGGCAGGTTATTGTCCTGAAGGGGGAATGAGTTGTGGCAGAGCCCCGACAATGGAGATTTTGGTTGAGTCTTATCAAGTGTTGCGACCGGGGAAACCATGACCGGCGATGAAGAGCTGGAATCAATTTACAGTTACAAACCGGCGCCTGAATTATGGGGATATGCCAAGGTTGTTGTTGAACATTTCGTGGACGACTTTAATCACCTGTCAGAGCTGGAGCTGTTGTGCCTGTTTACCGGGAAAGAGATCGAGATAGGCCGGTGTAGAAAATCAGCCTATGTCCTCTTGCCGCAAGCGCAAGGACAGAACCGTAAAATCTACAATTGGACCCTCAACACCCTGTTCGGGTTTGTCCCGGAAGTGATTCTAGTTGTGGATGAAGAGCTATGGAAGGAGATGCCCGATCCGGCCAAGATTGCTCTTGTTCATCATGAGTTGAGCCATATTATCCAGAAGGAGACCGAGCGCGGCGGTCCGTCTTTCAGTAAAGAGACTGGACGACCGGCACTAGAGCTAAAAGACCATGATGTCGAAGAGTTTTTTCAAACGGCGGCGCTGTTCGGCGAGTATGCCGGGGACCTGACCCGCCTGCGGCACACGCTGGAGAATGAGACCAACAGGGTTGCAGCAAAACAGATCAAACAGCTGACCGACAGGGTTAAAAAAATCAATGCCCTTGGCTGGAGACAGCAAGGCGAACTACAGATAGAAATGGAGAAGTAAGTGGACCAGAAAGAATTTTATTCAGTAGTCACGGCGCTGACGAACATAGGGAAGAAGATCGGGAATGGTTGCAAGGTTTCGTTATGGCCGACTGATTCTGGTGTCATCATTCAGGTCTGGTTTGGTCCAGACATGTTGTTCCCGGACAAAAGCGTGCGATCCATTTTAAACATATCACGGCAAGACATTTTGAGTTGGCGTAAAGGTGGCATTGACAGCGTGTTGAATGGTTTCACTCAAAGTGTTCTCGATATGGTCCGTCGGGATAACGGGAGAACAGTTCCCGGTGAAGGGTGGCAGTAATGGATCAAGAATATTGTGCAAACTGCGTCAAGCCTATCGCTACTACCGATCCGGTCGACAGTTGCCCGGTGTGCGGAGACTGGCTGTGTGCAGAGTGCCACGGCAAGACGTGTTCGGTCTGCGCCTTACGAACGGTTAAATAGATATGAGCGCCCCTCTCTGCATTCGGCAGGCGGTTTTTAACGCTTAACGGTGTTAATTTTTGAAGGGAGCCGCAAGAGGGGCGCTTGTTCATTCATTAAGGAGAAAAACAATGGGTCAAAAGCTAATCAAAGCTGCACCGTTTTTTATGCAGGCGCCAATCGACGTAGAAGTCAAAGTTTACTTGATCGGGGTAGAAGACAAGGGTCAGGTTTGTACGGTAACGCTCGGCATGAAGCGTGGATCGTACCCGACCGAGAAGGCCATCCGTGAGCGTGTAAATCAGTTCGCCGCCGAAGGGGTGCCAGATGGCTTTCGTCTCATGACCAAGCGGGAGATGTTTAATGTCATTCTTGCCCAGACAACCGGGATAGAGAATCCCGAGACCGTCCCTATGCCCGGATTCAGTGAATGGGATGCGTGAGGTTATGGACAGGTTTATAGAAGGAAGGTGCCCTGAATGCAATGCAAGACGTGCCTGCGCTATTGATACAGGGGAGGGCGATGTCTTTGGCCGCTGGAGTAAGTTAATCATAGACTTCGTTAAGAGTGGTCTGGTGGTCAGAGAGTTCAGAACCAATAAAGAAGTTGGCCTGACTGCGTGTGCTTCAGATTGTCGATGGGGGAAGTCCGGGTAAAGGCAAGAGGCATACGGGAGGTTTTAAATGTCCAAGGTGAAAGAAAAGAGTGACAAGGTTTTGTCTTCCAGCGAGGTGATGTCGCGGCTAAAACACCGACACGATGGCGAAGGTTGGGGATTTTTACAAGAAGTTCGTAACAGTACAGGGTACTCGGGTGTAACACGAACGGCTGACGCGCTCGCTATGTCATTGTGGCCGTCAAAAGGATTACATCTGCATGGGTTTGAGGTCAAGGTAAGCCGTGGAGACCTGATGAATGATCTTAAAAACCCCGCAAAACATCAAGAGATAGCCCGCCACTGTCACTATTGGTGGTTGGTTGTAGGTGATAGTAAAATCATCAAAGATGGTGAACTCCCCGAGGGGTGGGGGCTTATGGTCCCACGCGGAGAAGGTTTAATGGTTAAAGTTCACGCCCCATTACGAGAAGTTAACTCGATCCCTTTCCCTTTCCTTGCTGCTATTTTCCGTAAGATACATAGAGCAGGGAGTTCCGATGAATACATTGCAAAGATCAGACATGCAGCGATCGAAGAGGGGCGCAAACAGGGGGCGTCTCATGGTCGTTGTCAAATTGAACAACTGACGGAAGAGAAAGATAGGCTGAAAAAAGTGATTGCAGAATTTCAAGAAAAATCGGGAATAAAGCTGGACAGATGGAATTACGGGTTTGTCGGAGAGACAGTAAACCTTCTAGCCAATAACGGTTTCCGGCAATTTGGTTCACAAATCAAAGCCCTTGAAGACCACGCGGAAAAAGTCCAAAAAATGTGTGAAGAAATGCGGTCGGTTTCAAGCATTAATGAAATCTTAAAAGAGGCGATTACCGAAGCTTAAATTAATAACAATCGGTTAAGCGAGGGATGAAATGAAAAATACGATTGAAGAGAGACGCACAAAGGGTTTGTTTTGGGATCGGGCATGGAAAATTGTGGAAGGCTGCTCGAAGGTTTCCCCCGGCTGTGATAACTGCTGGAGCGAGACGGAGACAGTCATGCGTTGTGGTCATCCGAACGAGAAGATACGAACCCGCGCTCTCATGGTTACGGCTCATGCCGACAGCGACGGGGCGCCCGTCAATCAGGATCGGTTTACCGGTCGCATCACTATGCGCTATGACAACCTCGACCTGCCTCTTCGCACCCGAAAACCGACCGTGTTTGCGATCTGGAATGATCTCTATCACGAGGACGTGCCCGACTCATTCCGCGACCGCGCTTATGCGGTGATGGCGCTCTGTCCGCAGCATACGTTTCTGGTGCTGACCAAGCGGGCGGAGCGGATGGCGGACTATTGGTCTACTCCCCGCACTGATCTTGGTTTGCGGATCTGGAAAGCTTCTCCGCATACCAAAAACGGGAAAAGAGTCCCCGCTGTGGACTGCGGAAGATTCCAGACCGACGGGATAAGCGGAGTCTGGCACGGCGTCACATGCGAAAACCAGCAGACCGCCGACGAGCGCATCCCGCACCTGCTACGGGTGCCGGGGAAAAGGTTTGTCTCGCTGGAGCCGATGCTGGGGCCGATTGACATGGAAAACGTTGATCCTATGCCTCAATTTCCGCACGAAGATATACTTTATTCCTTAGACTGTCTGCGCGGACACTTAAAAGGGCCGGATGACATGCTTGGTGTGTCTATTGATGCCGTTCTCCTCGGCGGCGAGTCCGGCAAGAACGCCAGACCGATGTACCCGAACTGGGCGCGATCAGTGCAGGATCAGTGCGAAGCGGCAGGTGTGCCGTTTTATTTTAAACAGTGGGGTGAGTGGGTCCCTATTTTGGTCGGGCAATACGGTGATACCGATACGATGTTTGGTAATTATAGACGGCTGACACTCTCTCCCGCTGGCGAAATTTTGGAATATAACGGCATTTACGACGGGAAGCCTGAAAATTGGAAAATGGCACGAATAGGCAAAAAGAAAGCCGGGCGCACTCTCGATGGCCGTCTACATGATGATCTGGCGTGGGATAAGGAGAAGGTGAATGCCTGACGAATTCAAACAGACCGATTTTGTGCAAGTACACCATTGGTTCCGGCATTGGAGGGGAGAGATAAGTCAGACATGGAGAAATGCCTTGTATGTTGGTATGGAAAACGACAGGCATGTTGTTATTTATACCAACGGGGAAAAGGAAATATTAAACCAACAACAACAAATAAGGAAAGTAAATGGATAATGACATGAACAACAAAATACTCAAATGGTTCGCGCTGGGACGTGTAGGGACCTCCTCAACGGCGATGGCAACCATCATCGCTGGGATAGAAGGCGGGAGAATCGACTACCCTCACGATCCTGACGACTTCAGCCGTTGTCTTGAATTCCTTACAGCCGTCCCGGAAGCCCGAAGTCACATGGACAAAGTGGAGGCACTTTCCCCTGAGTGGGCAAGATTGGTTTCTCGGTGGGATGAGATAGAGACCAGCTTTAACAAGGAGTTCAGAAGTGGTCTGAAATGCCGTGAGTATTTGACCTATCATCTCATGCAGAACGTGATAAAGGGTGACGGATAAAATAAACTTCAGGTAAAGAGAGGTAACCATGATGGAGCGCGGAGATTTTAAGTGGTGGCCATTTGGCCGTGAAGTAGAAGTTGAAGGAAGCGTTTATATCGAGTTTGACACTAATGGGAGGGTTAAGACTCTCAATAATGAAACGGACAAGATCATATCGATAAGCACTGCTGGCGTAATTGAGATTGCTAACAGAGATAAGCCAGCATCTGAGAACGTTAAGGGTTTGAGGGTGTGACATGAAGGGACGAAGAGTACAGGCTAAAGCGAATGGGTGGATCGACACCAAGGGGTTACAGCCGGGAGACTATGGCTATCAAAACCCCCCGGAACAACCATTATTCGCTGGATGGATTGTTTGCGCCCCGGTCAACTCAGCCTGTTCAATCAGTCCCAAAATACACAGGGTCACAGAACACGCAGACAAGACGATCACGGTCTCGCCATCGATAGTCACGACAACGTGGCATGGGTGGTTACGGAACGGGATATGGACGAGTGTGTAATAAAACAACCAAAAAGGAGATCAGGGCGTATGGGTAACATAGATCGCAAGTTTAAAATACTGGCAGTCAACCCGGTCAATGGGAAAATTTACACCGAAGAGAATGCCATCCTTCTCTGTGCCAAGGATGCGGCGGTGCCGTCGGCGTTGGCGGCATATTTGGAAGAGTGTGTAGTATTGGGGGCCAACAGGGAACACATCGAAAGCATTGAGTTGCTAATTAGTAGGGTGGAGGACTACCAAGAGAAAATCGAATGGCGTATCCCTGATACCGTGGGCGAAGAGATTGAACGCTGTACCAGACAGCCGGGGGATGATTATGTTTTAATGAGGGCAAACGCTGTAGTCAGAGGATGGTCGTATCCTGCACCAGACACTCCTTTTGGCGACCATGTCTGGTTGGCTTACTGGAAGGCTATGGAGGCCTACGAAATGGATACCTCGAAGGGCCGTCCGATACCTCCGCACATTAGCGGCGGTGGCACTTTCCCTGCTTTTCCGTGATGAAGAAATAACTACAACCCGCCCACGCGACGATATGCCCCTTAAGCCGGAAAAAGGTTTAACCTGTCTTTTCGGGGTGTCGTCGCGTGGGTTAAGTGTTTGATATGGCAGACAAGGCATGTTACCTTTGGGCCGTTGGTTAAAGGTTAAACATTGCGGTTAAAGGTTGGTTAAAGTTTGGTTAAACATTGGTTAAAGGTTAACGCTGAAACATGGCCGGGAAGATAACACTATCAGGCAAAAAACTCCTCGACAAGCTGGCGGAGTTTCAAGGCAATAAGTCGATGCTCGCAAGAGAGTTCGACGTGTCTGTCGCCGGTATGTCCAAAGCCATCACCAAGGCACAGAATGAGGTGAGCGGTAAGACTGCCCCGGCCAAGAAAGCCAAGCCCGCAAAGAAGTTGATCCGCAAGCCGAGGTCAGCAACGGGGGAGGCGGCACGGGCCGCAGGCAAGGCGGCTGCACTGGTTGTGTCGCCGAAGAAGAGACAGAGCCGGGAGGCCCAGTTTAATATTGGTATCAATAGCCAGATTGCCGACACCGTCCTGTTGGAGAATATGGGCAACGCCATGGAACAGGTCAAGGACATGGGAGACACCATTCTGGCCGAGATCAAAAAAACCAAAGGGATGAAGCCTTTCCAGTTCGACCTCTATTTGAAGTTTGTTAAAGAGACCCGTGGTCTGACTGGCGACTACCATAAAATCAAAAAAGACATGTACGAGAAGGCGGCAATGCAGCAGATGTTGTCCGCTGTTCTGGAAATACTAAAGGAAGAGATGCCAGATGTTCAAGAGCGAATATTCATTAAACTCCGAGGCCTCAGTCTGGCTTAATCAGTTAAAGAACGGGTTGATCCAGATAAACCCGAAACTCCGGAACGTCAACGCCCTTCTATCCAAGCCTGAATTTGTCAAAAACTGCCCTGACGACCTCCATTCCTTTGTTGAAATGCTGATGCCCTTGATGGTTGATAATGAACCGTTTACATGGGAAGGGCATGAATACCTGATAGAGCCCTATAAGGCTTTCAATTTTCCCGAAGAAAAAAACGAAGACGGCAAGGCCTTTGTCTGGATGTGCGGCGCACAGGTCGGCAAGTCTATCGCGGCAATGCTTTTGATGATGTTTCTGGCAATCAAGTTTTGGGGTAAATATCAAGGGTACTTTCTGCCGACCGCTGATATGGCAATGATCTTTTCCGGCGACCGCTTCAAGCCGATGGCGTTGGGGATTCCGCAGATCGCTGAAATCTGGGGCGAGGACCCGACCGCTGAAGAAGGTATCTCGGGAAAGAAGTCTGACCAAAAGCGGGTACGATCGATCGGGCCTTCCCTTATGTTTTTCAACTCGATGGCAGGAAAGACCGCAACCGAGTCGATCCCGATGCTGTCGTTATGCTTTGACGAAGTCCGGCGCATGGTTGACGCCGATATCGAACGCGCCAAAGAGCGTATCTCTCACTCATCCTACCCTATAACTTTTGAGCTATCGACGGCAGGTTACCCGGACGCCAATATCGACCGGGCCTATCGGGCCTCAACCCAGAATAAATTTCACAGCAAGTGCGGATGCAAAGACGGTGTGGTCCTGTCAGATGTCTTCCCTGATTGTATTGGGGAGAGGTTAGGCGGGGTTACGGCGGCACTCAAAGATATGCCGAAGCGGTTCTGGGTTTGTCCGCGTTGCGGCGAACCGGTCAAGCATGTCCGGGATGGCAAATGGATTGAACACAATCCGGGGGCGCTGTCGACCGGCTACCATATTGCACAGACCCTTTCCTGTCGCCAGAATGCTGACAAGATATTCAACTCTTTTCTCCGGGCAACCGATATTACCGAGTTTTACAACTCAAAACTTGGTATTCCGCATATCTCCAAAGAGGCCCAGATTGTCGATCTTGACATTTTACGAGCGACGGTCAATCCGAATCTGCGCTGGTCTCACACGCAAAGCATTAAGCCAAACAACTGCTCGATGGGCGTTGACCAGATGTTTGGTTTCAACGTCGTAGTTATTCGTTACCGGGGACCCAAAGACGAGAACAGTGGCCTGCATAAATCCCGGTTGGCACACATTGAATGGGTTGTCGATGTTGATCCGTGGAAACGATGCGCGGAGCTGATGAGCGAATACGACGTGTCGTGTTGCGTGGCTGACGCAATGCCGAATGCCAACGAAGCATTACGGTTTGCCAAGGCTTTTCCCGGTCGTGTATTTCTGGCGGACTACAGCTACGAAGGCGGCAAGGGGCTTGATATCTGTCAATGGGGGGATCGGGTACAGGGAGACCATAACAAAAAAGCAGATCAAGAGATAAAGGATAAGCGCCGGGTCAGGATCAGTCGTTTCCACGGGATTGAATGGAATCTGACCAAGTACGTTAACCGGCAAAAAGAACAACCGCACGAAAAGGGGTTACTGATGCCGGTCCCTGATCTTGCTAATCGGCCACAGCAGGTCTTTATCTGTGAGGATGTCTTCTGGGCGCACATGACCAAGATTGCCCGGCGCAAAAAGGTTATCAATGAAGAACAGAGCATCTTCAAGATGGTCTTTGAAAACATCGGGATCGATCCGCATTTTGTTCACGCTGACTTGTATGCAGAGCTTGGGCTGACCCGGTTAAAGGATCGGTATAATTCAGCCTTCGGTAACTACGCACAACAGGCTGATGTTGTCGATGAATTGGCGCACGTCTGGTTTCCGGTCGAAGGAGAACCGTCACGGTTTCATTGCGACAAGTGCAATTTGACAGTCAGTGTCAGGCCGGGGGTTACCGCACAGGATACGGCAGACAAGAACGGTTATGGGAAGTGTCAGGAATATGTGCATTAATGCTATTAAATAACATTATAATGGTTGATACTTTTATTCATGTTTGGTATATAAAACAAGAAGATTATTCTTGGAAGAAAAGGAGAGGGCGTTGCTATGAGTCAGTTCGATAAAACCTGTAAATACTATAAATCTTGCGGCCATGAAATGTGTCACAACGATGAATTTTACTGTGAGGATTATTTACTTGTCGGTACGGATGGTTATTTTGGCGAAGAGGTAAAAGGTGTGTCTCACACAGAAGACAATAAGCCTGTCCTCTCTGAGCTGGATCGGCTTCGGAAGGAAAACGAAGAGCTTCGGAACGAAATGGCAACAGCCGTAGTTGATGGCAATAAGGTTATGGTTTCAAAACTTGTCGAGCTTTGCGACAGGGTTGCTTTGGCTGAAATCCAACGCGATACATCTGTAAAACAAAACGTAAAGCTGCTTCACGTAGCAGCCGCGTTACTTGAATATATTGACGCTTTACCCGAGGATGTTGTCGCAAAATTGCCTGCTATGCCCGGTATTGAACGTGATTATGTAGAGACTGTTTTGGAGGGATAAAGATGTTTTTTGAATTAACAGTTGTCCTGATAAGGGAGGGAAAGATGAGTGATATAGCTAAATTGAGATCGTTTCGGAATGGTATCCACGGTCATTTTTTTATGAAAATAGCAGACGAGATTGAAGCTCTCAAAAAAGAGAGAGAAGATTTACAACTTAGAGCCGAGAAAGCCGAGGCCAGAGAGAGACACGTCGTGTCAACTTTTTCTGACGCTCTTAAGAAAGCCGAGGTAGATGCAAATATGCTTGGCCGTGAATTAGCTAAAGTCGTTAAGGAAAAAAAAGCACTCAAGGCAAAGGTTAAGGAACTCACAGAGGACTGCGAAGTTTATAAACGGGGTTCAACTTACGCCGGTTATCGTGTAGGGAAAGACCGCGCTGACAAAGCCGAGGCAGAGCGCGACAGGCTGCGGGAAGATTACAGAACAGCAATAAAAGACGGACTTGTTACCGCTGGCGTTTTAGAAGAAGTTATGAAAGAGCGCGACAGGCTGCGGGAGAGTAATACAGTAATGGAGAAAATGCTTTGTCGTGTCGGTGCTGTTGCGGGAGTTAAGGACGGGGATGTAATAGGAGTAATCGAATGGCTAGACATGGTTGAAATGGCACTAGCACTCAACCACAAGGACAAATAATCATGAGGGAATGATGGATATGAATGTGTGTAAAGATTGTCATTGGTATCTCATGACCTGTGACTGTTTGAAAAAAAGAGACATGCGGAAAGGATTGGCAGGACTGTGTGAGTGGTTTATGCCTTACTGCAAAACAGAGGACGATTACAAGCAAGCTTTAACCTTTACAGTGACGTGGTGTTGGTTGTGTGGTCAAAACCTGAAAAACAGTCAGTATGTTGAGAAGATGTTGGGAGGATCAGCCAGAAAACTACACAAAGAGTGCGGAGATAATTTCCCTAGCAGAAAACCGCTGTAACGCAAACAAGGGATACGGAGAAGCCATGATTAAACTCATTAAAAGCTTAATTCTCAAAGCTGTTTTCTTGCCGATGTTGCCTGTTTTGGCAATCATCGACTACCTGTTGTGGAATATGGTTCTTGCACCAAACTTTACGATCACACCGGCTGAGTCGGTTTTGTTGACGTGGGAGCGGTGGCGGAGCTTGTGAATAAAGGAGGAAGTGTGAGCGAAAAAGAATCTGTGAACCATCCAGACCATTACGGCGGGGAAGAAAACACCTATGAGGCAATCAAGGTTATCGAGGCATGGGAACTTGGTTTTTCCCTTGGCAATACCGTCAAGTATATCTCGCGCTCAGGCAAGAAAAACCCGGACAAGGAAATTGAGGATCTGAAAAAGGCGAAGTGGTATCTGAAGCGAGAGATACAACGGCTTGAAAAGCTACTGGAGGTATAAAATGAAAAAGCATATCCCGGCGCAGGATCGACCATATTTCGTACATGACCCAGAAGGTGAGGGGTTTAGTTTCTTTGCAAACGAAAAGGAGAGGGACGAATTCGCCGATCACTGTATACAAGCGTATTTAGATGACGGATGGGATGAAGAGGTTGAAAACGTGGTGGCTGGAGTGATAACGCACGTAGCCACTCAGACCGGGAGGCTTAATCGTCCCCCAGAAGAAGAAATTAATTTAGACGGTGAGGACGGTGAAGGCAACGACTGGTCTCATGGTTTTGATTCCGTCTGCAATTATAAACTATTGCCCTTGTGATTCGCAGGAACTACGAAGATGGTTAAAATTGATATTTTGGTGCAAAGATCAGGGAGTAAAAGCAATCACTACGCCGAAGAAAAGAAATACATAAACCTCATATTTTTTGGTGGTCGCTTTCGTTGGGATAATTTTCTGATTTGGACTGTCTATATTAACGACTTCACTGAAGACTAGCACCGTAACGATATGAATAAGGGGTTGGCGCAGATAGGGGAGATATAAAATGAAGACAGTTTTGTATAGTTGTAACGGGCCAGAGTGCCGACAAAAACGAGAAGAGATTGAACCAAGCGAATGGTTATCTATTTCAGGTGGTGATATTGGACTGAAAATCAGAAATGGTTTGGATGGAAGGCGGCTTATAGAACTTAGTTCTCACAACACTATTCATTTTTGTTCGCGTGGATGTTTCGAGAACTACTTTTTTAAAAACGAAAGGAGTAGACATGCTGCCTGTTTGGGAAACGATAGCGATATTGAATGATCAGCGCCGTGAAGACGACAGGCCGAGTGCAGCGCCGGGTTCTACCCCAAAATGTGATTGCTGTGCAAGGGGCGATGAGTATAATGGATTTGCCAGCGGCTCGACTATTTTTACTTGTCCGAAGAAATGCGCCTGTCACGATTAATTCACTCACACAAGGGGCGAACAATGAGAATTTTAAGGAATGCTTTTGACCATGATTATTACATAGCAATAAAAAATAATTATGATGGCACCGGAACTTTTCATAAATATTTCAACAGAGATGCGACAGACAAAATCCCGATTATAAAGACAGACGCGGTAGAATTTATTTTTCCGTGGTCGCAGATGCGGTTTTAGCAAGTGGCACGATGAACAAAAGGAGAAACAATATGTCTGTAACTAAAACGGCGAAAAGTGTCTATATGAAACGCCAATGCTGTGCAAAGTGCGGATGGTTTGAAAAGCCACCCCGTTCACCGTTCCCGCTATTACGGGAATGTTGCCCGGTCTGCGGTAACAACGAAATAAAGCGGGTGATTGGCAGATACACTGTCGAAACAACAAGACAGGGTATCTGGCCGTTCGTTTGTCTTGAAAAGAGATATACCGAATTTGAGAAAGCAACATAACAGATATTAGCCGGGTACTGGCATATATAAAGGATGAAACCAATGACTCTGCAAGAATTAAAAATTGAGGTCGACGCAGCAATCGAGAGAGCCAAACTCAACGACGAAGACCCGGCTGAAATTGTTGTAACGTTACAGATAAACAGAGGTTGTGTTTTGGACGAGATATGGTCTGCTGATGAAGTCGAATTACACTACGACGGGAATATTGAAGCGTCAGGCTGTGTGCTGACTGCCTTTGTCCCGTAAAAACCCACGATGCCCAGTAAAAGGGATTGACATGAAAAGCTTAGTAAATACAGGAGTCAGGATCGACACCGCAGAAGAATTACAAGAGTTCTTATTGTTGGCCGACAAGGCGGGGTGGTGTTGGCGTAACGGTATGAAGCCAATGGAAAACGAGGGGTCGTACCAGCTACCGTTATATTTCGATGCTTGTGACGGTTTCGGCTTCGGGACCCCCGGCAATCCATCGTGTCCGGCTGAGCTGATATCCTTAAAGGAATTCAAGGCCAAGCAAGCGGCCCCTGTTTTGATGGTGAGTTCCCGTGGGTAGCGAGACTACTGACTATCTCCATCGCCAGCTCATAAAGCTCGGCGACATGATGGGAGACGGCGAACATCTGGAGCCGGGCGGCAAATGGATCGAGCAGGAGTACAAGCGGACAATGAAAGCGCTCGGCATCGGTCCGCCCCGGCGCAACAATACGAAGGTAATTGACGAACACATGGAAAAACGGGTCGCTGAGGTCAAGTGCCCAGCTTGCAGCGATACTCTCAGGCAAGTACGGTCCGGGTCAATGATAGCTTCTTGCCACGGCTGTGACGTGCGCTACCGACTGATGTCGCTACGTAAGGCTAAAAGACATAAATAACATTTTAATATTGACAGCCGCTTCGGCTGTTTGATATAAAAGACACTGCCGGGGCGGCTGAATCTTGCAAGGACGACCCCCCTCTAACTTGCGCCGGATTCAGCCGCCCCATTCTTATGTTTTCTATGTTCGATATACAAGACAGGAGAGATAATGCTTCCAAGATCCCCCTTTCATCAAAAGCCGAATGAGGTAACAGCCCGCCGCGAAAGCAAGCATCGGGAAGTGATGGCCAGCAAGATTGACAATGTCAAGGTTTTGCGTCCGGGTTGTCCGGAATTCGAGGCGATAGCCGAAACACTGAGCCCGCCGCCGCAACGTGAGAGAGGCGAAGATCGGCGGCACAAGTATTGGCCCGGTGAAGGGTCGAGTCGTTGACAGGGGCCTGCTGTTTGTGACTGGCGATCCCTCGCGACGGTTACAACTCCGCCCAGCAGGCCCCTTTTTCTAAGGAGAAGTTTATGTGCTTGAAACCGAAGGAAGATAAAGAGTTGAAGGCTCAGGGCTACGCTCTGGCTGTTATTGGTTTTGTCCTTTTATGTTTCCTGCTCCTGTCGGTCTGGCAAATCCTGTCAGCCCAAGAAATGGACATAGCAACCAGTATCATTGAAACAGGAGGGCGCTGATGCAACTTGAATTCGGGTTGAAGCCGAATATGGAGAAGTGGAGTGCTCTGGAAAAGAAGGTTCACGCCAGACTGAATCTTCATCTCGGCAAGGAGCACGGGGTCAAGGTGTCGGAGTTGGCTGAAGATTTGAATATCAAGGACGCCCGGTTTGTTCGTCTCATCATTAAAGGCCTGACCGAGAAGCGCGGCATAGCGATCTGTTCAGGCAACACGGGGTTTTATATCCCGGTCACAATTGAAGAGCTGGAACATTACGCGGCGCGGTTGCGATCACAGGCCCTGTCGATGCTGAAGCGCTCTTGTCAACTCTTTAAACAACCGCGTGTTCAGCAGCTCCAAGGTCAACTCTCTTTGATCGACAAACGGATGCGGAGGTTTGATCATGTTGACGGCCTGTAGTCAAGAACCGGTCTCCCTGTCAACCCAGCTGGCCAACTTGACCCAAGAAGACCGGGCGCGCATGGCAAACAAAATCATCGCAAAACAGTTTCCGTCAAGTCCGGAAGCACAATTGATGCTGGCAGTTGTTGAATCGTCTATTCTTGACGCCACGATGGTTCTCCCGGACGAAGAACCGACCGAAGTGGAGGCGTTACGGAAGCACAGAGAAAGAGTTGAAGACAAGCGCACGGCAATTATCTATTTGAGTGGCGACATGGAAGGCCCTGAAAATTGCGGTGTCGATTCAGCGTGGATCAGATCGGTCATTAAGCGAGCAGGAATTAAAATAAAATGGAGGCCATTGTGGAGACGTTCGATCGAGTAAAAGCTATTTTTGCGGAAAGTTTTAATGTCGATGAAGACAAGATCACACTGGAGAGTCATGTCCGGGATGATCTGGGTGCTGATTCTCTGGATGTCTTTGAGGCCGTAATGGGACTTGAAGACGAATTCGGGATTGAGATCGACGATACCGACGTGTGGAGACTGTCAACCGTCCAAGACTATGTGGACTTTATAAAGGTGAATCAATAATGAGCCAAAATAAAAAGCAAGAGGTCCATGTCCCGGTCGATCAGATCGAGGCGGCGATGCGGATGAAAAACCTAGCCGACGAAGCGAAAGGGAAGTTCGCTTTGGCCTTTACCGACCAGACCGGGTTGTATCCGAACGAGGCGACGATGGTTTATGGTCGGGATGTGTTCGAAGGACGCCAAGTCTTCACGGTTAAATTTGTCAAGAACAGCTTCCTCGAAGAGTTAGATGCGGGACGGGCGATAATCAAAGCTCTGCCATCTCTACTGATGAAGGGGAACAGCGATGCGGCCCTTAGTTTAATACGGGCACACCTTGCTAAGTTTGCTCAGGTCGAGTAGACTTAACGGTATTCAACGAAAGGGGGGTGTTGTGAAAAATATGCACGCATTTACAGATGATGTACCTGATCCGAAGGTTTATTCAGGTATATTCCAAAAGGAACCAGATTGTCACCCCGACGGGTTTATGGGTATCCGTATCTCGGTCGACATTGTCGGCACCAAAGACAAGGATATTGAACTCAATCAAGACTCTGGCGGCTGTTGGTCGTGAGTCGTAACGTTTCGTTAAACCGACCCCTGAGCATATCAGGGGTTTTTTTATTTAAGAAATAATATTTTTTTAGGCAAAGTGTTTGATATGCAGAACGTATATCGCTAACATTGCCAGCATGAACTCAAAAAGAAATCCCATCCAAGACGGTCTGGACATGTTTTCTCTTTCTGGCGGCTCAGCGCATACGCCGTCAGGGCTTGTCGTTCCAGCCAGTGCAATCGATGGCCTGATCAAGGCTGAAGCAAAAAGGCTGGCGCAGACCGAAGAAAACCAGTGGCCACGATTATTCAGTAAACACATGTTGGCGCAGAACATGATCGCGCAGGGGGCGCGTGAAAAGACCGCTGGCACCCCTTCGTTTGAACTCCTGCAAACCGCCGCACGTAAGTCGTTTATCGATGCCCTGTTAATTCGAGCCCGGATCGATCAGCAAAAAGGGATCTGGCAACAGTCGATGTCGAACAAGGATATCGGTTTTCGTGTTGTCCATGAGCGATATAAAGACCCTGAGTTTTCTGTTACGGACGAAATTCGCCGCCGTTGCGAAGAGATGGAAGCCATCTTTAACGATCCCACTCCCGTTCAATACATGCACCTGTATCCGCATGGGGTCCGCGTTCACGGTGGCCTTAAAGATTTCATCTCCCGTGTGGTCAAAGCTGAACTGGTTATCGACCGTAAGGCGATGTTTCGTTACAAGCGAGCTAACGGCAAAGGGTACGCCGCATTCCATTGGATACCGGGTGAAACCGTTCGACCTATCCACGAAGCCGTGCGGGCATGGGCGAAGAAGAACGAAAAGAACGGCCAAGTTAACAGTCGGACACTGGATAGGTTTTCCAGTGCGACCGGGATCGACTTTGCTAACAACACTTATTGTCAGCTGGTTGATGGTGAAATCACGCGGGGCTTTACTGAAGACGAAGTCAGTATCCATATTGCCAACCCCAGTGATGAGCTTAACCGGTGGGGCTACGGCGAAAGTCGCCTCGAAACGTCTCTGGACCTGACGGCTCTCACGCTCGATGCGTGGAACTACAACCGCTCCCTGTTCGATCCAAAATTTCCTGAATCCATTCTGACCGTCTCTGGCGATTACGACAAGCTCGGGATTGAAGCCTTCAAGCAGCAGCTCCATTCGGAAGTGGGTCGTGGCAAACATGATCGTTTGCCGATTTTGCCGGGAGCTGAAGGGTTCAAGATCGAAGCGCACAAGCTGCGTGATGCCCCGAAAGACATGCAGTTCGACCAGCTGTTGCGAATGCTGGTCGCCCTGAAGTGTGCGGCCTATGGTGCGCATCCGACCATTATCAACTTTTCGGTTGATCAAGGCAACGGTGGCGGCACGATGTTTGGCCAGAACACCAGCGCTGATGAAATCAAATTCAGTAAAGAGCACGGGCTGCTTCCGGCCCTTGCCGATATGTGCGAGTGGTTAACCAACGCTATCGTCAAGCCGGAATACAGCGATCTGCGTCTGATTCTGACCGGAATCAATGAAGAGAACGAAAAAGAGACGATCGAGCTTTTAACCTCCCGGACAAAAAATCACCTGACCCGTAACGAAGCGCGTAAAGCGGATAATCAAGAGCCGATCGGAGATGAAACCGATACGGACAATCCGTGGAACTACCCGTCTGACGCGCCGATGGCGACAACGCTTGGCGCTATTGCCCAAAAGAAACAGCTGGAGGCAATGGGACAAGAGGGACAAGGCGAAGAGCTGGACCCGATGGGTGATGACGATCCTGATTTCGATGAGGAAGAACAACAACAAGAGCCGGAGGTTGGCGGGCAAGAGTTCGTTGAGCCTGACCCGGAACAGCTACAGCCGGGTGGCCAAAGCAAAGAGCCGACAGAGACGATGCAGAAATCGTCCCGCGAAGAAAAATATCTCTACATCTCACTGGAGGATTGATGTCGAACCTCAGCGTCAGACATAACCTCACAGATGATGAGTTGATCAAGGCTGTCGCCGGAATGGCGACCGCTGCTGGTATCTCTGAGGAGGTCTGTACTTGTCTGGAAAAGGGGCGCAAAGAAGATGTTGCGGTCTCTTTATCCCGCGATCCTTATATCGCCGAACTGGTCGGCGAGATGCACATTCTGTATCAGGACGCAATTGTCTGGATCAAGAATTTCCTTGACGACTACCTGACGCAAGAGAAGAAAGAATCTCTCCTGCGCAAGTCGAAAGTTCCACTGGCTCGCCCCTTGACGGTCAAAGAACTCCGCGAAATACAGCAGGCGATCCGGGCCAAGTTTGAACATATCGCCGTATCGATCAGCGACGATCCCGACGTTGACGTTGCGATGCTGAAGAGATGGAAAAAGCTTGGCATTGTCGACAAGTCTGTCACCCCGGCAGACCTGATAGGCGGTAACCAGAAGCTCCTGCGTAATGCTTTTGTCTACGGGCGCATGGCGATGGCGGTCGAACACGGCGGCGACTTCAGTGAGATTATCAAGGTGGCTCTTTCGGCGCCTCTATCCAAACCGAACATGATGGCCCTTATGGTTGCTGAACAACGCGCCGCGCAAGGGATCGTTCGTTTCGGTAATATGCTTTCAGACATTGCCACTGATCAAGCTCGCGCCAAAGTGCGGTCCATGGTTGTTGACATACACGCCCAGACATTAATCGCGAGCCCAGCCAGTGCGATTGCACGACAGGATAAACGAGTTGAGACGTGGCAAGAATTTTCAAGCGAATTGTATCACACGATGGAAGACAAGGCCCGCGACTGGGATCGAATCGCTTTTTATGAGCTGAACGATACGAAGAAGTACGGCAAAGCGGTTGGTTTGGTGCAGAAGTATGGCCCGGAGCAGATGGTTTACAAGTCGCCTCTGCCGACGGCGTGCGCTCAGTGTCGTGCCCTTTACCTGCACGCTGACGGTCACCCAAATCTGTTCAAGCTCGGCGACATGATCCAGAACGGCGACAATATCGGCAAGAAGCCGATGCCTCAGCGTAAAGGCAATGTGGTCAGTGCCTCCCGCCCTGATGGCGCGGCAACGTATGATGCGGTGGCCGGATTGGTACATCCTTATTGTCAATGTGTGGGTCCGAACATCTTCACGGGGATGGAGTGGTGGGCTGATGGGGTACAGGCAAGGCAGTAATTTAACGGCTATTTAAAGCCAAACAGGAGGTAAAAGCGATGGCGCGTGCAATTTTAAGGAAAGTGGTTAAGGCCGTTTGGGGCCGACAGAATGATCAGATGAAACAGCAGTTGAACAACGTGCAGGATGAGCTCAGTGCTCTTTATGCCAAGCTCGATGCCGATGTCGGCGTGACGGACGTTAATTACGCTGCAACCCTTGAACCGATGTCGAGCAAAATCGGTTAGTTCCACCATGGCAATTCCGCCAAAAAAGAAGGAGGTTTTATGAAAGAATTTGTTTTCGTTTTGCTTCTGTTTCTGGTTTTTCTGGTAACAGTAGCAACCCCGGTTTTTGCCGGGACGGGCGAAGACACTGCCGCACCTTTTTCCGTGTCAGTGTGTGACACGGTGATGGACAGCGGCACTGTTTCTGCCGACATGCAGGAGGTGGCTGTGCCGGGTTATCTGATTACGAACCAGACCCCGGCCTTTGTCACGAAAGCGGCCTTTATTACGATGGGCCACAAAGGGAGCTTTGAAAATTACGCCAAACAGGCAAACTCAACCTTTATGAAGATCGAACTGCAACCCTGTAAGCAATCGGTAAGCAAAGGAGACCCGCTGTTTCTAGCCTGCTCTTTATTCAGGCCCAACGGTGATGGTCGCTTTGTTGCACAGACCGTTTTCCAGTACGCCCCCGGTTGCGTCTGACGGTTTAATCTTTGAATCGAAACAAGGGGTTCGCCCCTTGTCGTCGTGACGTGGTGGTCATGGCCTGACGAGAAGCCAAAGGAAAACGAAATGCTATTACTGAAAAAGAGCTATGTCAAAGGTCATTTACGAACCAGCGCCAAAGGCAAGGTATCGACCGTTAAAGCACACACGGACAGTCGAACCAAAAAAGCAAAGGCTCCAGCTAAAGCGCAGGCATCGGCCAAACCTCCAGTCGTCAGTAAAAAACAGGCAAACAAGGTTCTCCCTGAACCGGTCATTGTGACGGATAAGAAGGGGGACAAGAAAGTCGTTTTGACCCGGCAGACGCCGAAGAAAACCAAGGCGTCAGCGCCGAAAAAAACCGGCAAGATGAAAGTTGGCGCAGAGGTCATGTATTCGCCGGAGGGGTCAGGCCGCATTCGGGTCGGTATTGTTCTCGGGCTGAAGGGGGATAAAATTAAAATACAGGGTCGGCGTACATCGCTTGGCGAATACCCGATCCACGTTGTCCCGGCCAAAGACGTTATGACACTGGTTGGCTACAAGCGCAAACAGAAGATTGACTCTTCCCGCAAGACCGACCCGGAGGTCTACACGTCGGAAAGCGACCGGACCAAGGCGAATTTCAATCTCACCAAGGAAGAGAACGAGCGGCGGCGCAAGTTGACCGAAAAACGTCTCGGCCAAAGTGAGGCGAATATTGTCAATCATCCCGGCTTCAAAGGGGTTGCGTTTAAAATATCGAGCGAGCTGGCCAAACAAAATGGCATCTCAACCGAACTGGCACCGGGCAACGAAGCTCTCTGGCATCGGGCGGTATCGCCTGACTATCAGGAAATCTTGCTCGCATACTTTGGCGGCGCGATGCGTTCGTGGCGACAAGAAGTTTCGAAGCCTTTGACCAAACAGGTCAAGGAGAATATCTCAGGGTTTAAGCAATGGTTGAAATCGGACGGTACCGATCCGGAAAAACGGGTCACCAGCTACATTGCTCAGACGATGGCGATTGATGGCAAGCGTACCGCGATCCGTTATCTGCAAGAGCGCCGTTTGCGTCACAACCGGATGGCCGATCAGGATTATTCGGACGCTGAAGAGAATCCGGAAACCCGGCACACGCTCAGTGCAGTATCGACTCAGCCGCAACAAGAACTCTATACGATGCAGGTCCGGGGCGAGACCCTTGAGAACGACGTAAAGTCGGCCCTGCGGAAGCTTTCGACCGTTGAATCGGTCGCAGTCAAAGCCAAACTCGGCATGAAACCGTTCGAGACCCCCCCGGTTGAGATTGACAGTAATGGTGTTGCGCACCGGTCACTCGGCCTGAACAACACCGCTGTTGCCAAGATATTAACTGCGAAGGGGTACAGAGACGGCAAACTCAGCTACACCCGGAATAGTGTTGCGACACTTTTGGCCGGGGCCTTCAATAAAATCAAAACCATGCCTGAATATAATTCGATGAAGTTCTGGGCGGATGTGCAGCTTGGGCGCGAACTCAATTATCGTCCCCCGCACGCGGGCAGGGTTGCTGCCGGAGTTACCGCTTCGGTTGACTATGAACGCGATATGGGCTTTCACGACAACGAGCAAGGGTTGGCCAAGTCGCAAGGACGAACCATTGCGGTCGACTTCGACGGCGTTATTGCTGACTACTCTCAGGGGTATAAAGGCAAGGACGTTTTCGGCGATCCGTTACCGGGTGCGGTCGCTGGCTTGCAAGCTTTGCGTGAAGCCGGTTGGTTTGTCATGCTCTTTACAACCCGCCCGGACACTGCGGCCCTGCGTGATTATCTCGGGCTGCATAATATCCCGATCGATGCAATCAATAACAACCCGGAGCAACCGGCTGACTCAAACCACGGCAAACCGTTGGCGGATATCTATCTCGATGACAGGGGTATGCGTTTTCACAACTGGGAACAGGCGATGGATGAGTTGACCGTGGAAACCATGACCAAGTCGTCAGTCCTCTTAATGGCCCCGATGATGGCCGTCCCGGCAGAGCTGCATCCGGCAGGAAAGTTTACAGCTGGAGAGGCTGTGTACGAGGTGCGTCATATCGACGGGATGGCGGTTTTAAATAAATCTTGCACGATCGGTTTTGACGGTTTGGCTGATCTGGCGCAGATTCAAGGCCTGCACAAATCTCTTTCGGATCACGCCAACGACGCTGTTGACGCTGTTGACGTGACGATGACTTCAAAGGGTCTGGCCTTTATGTTGCCGGTTGGCACTGAGCTGGAAAAGAGCTTTTCTTCCGACACGCAAAAAAAGTATCCGGGAGGCCGTTGGGTTACCGTCAAACAAGGCCCGCTGGCTGGCCGTCACATCTACCTTGTCCCGCACGCGGACGGATCGGCGACAGTTATGGTCGGCGGTGGCCCGGCCATGCGGCACAAGGTCCTGAATGCCAAGCGTGACGAAGAGAAGAAGGAAGAGCAGACCCCTGAGCAGAAAAAGGAACAGGAAGACAAAAAGGCCGAAGCGTTTGAGAAGAAGCCGAAGCTGAGTATCGAAGAAGAAAAGCAGATTAAGACCCATAAAAAAGAGGTCAAAAAAGAGATCAACATCGAGCGCCAGAAGATGGCCGATGTCGTTCGCGATAAAGTCGGGATCGAAACAGAGCTGACGGATGAAGACCGCGAGAAGGTCGACAAGCTGATTGAAAAACGGTTCGCGCCCAAGAAGAAGGCAGGCGAAGAGGTTTCTGAAGGGGAAGAGGCCTTGGAACGAATGAAGGAATTACGCCGGATCAAGGAAGAGAAACGCGCCGAACTGGCAAAAGTGATGGAACAGGTGAAGCTTGGCTTGCTTCACGATGACCCGTCAGCAACCGGCATCGAAGCGAAAGATGGGGAGACGGAAGAAGAGACCGCTGAACGCATGACCCTTTCGGCGGCAGTCAAGGAGTGCGCTGAAGAGCTGGCAGAGAGTCACTATAAGATCAAGGAACTCCAGAAGCAGAGCCGGGATCTGTCCAAGATCATGCGGGTCGGCAAGAGTTTCGACAAATTCAAGCTCGGCGAGTCGGTTGCCGCCAGCTTTGCACCTATTTCGCAAGAAGAAATTCAGCGCACGCTGGTTGATGAAGCGGCGATGGAGGCCGAACTGGATGCGCACTATAAGCTGATTCGGATGTCCAAAGGGATTGCCGGGCTCGATGAAAGTGGAAAAGAGCTGAAGGGCGGCAAGGAGCTGGCTGCAAACATTCAGCAAGGTGGGTTTGAGGCAATGACGGGTCTGGTCGGTGGCATAACCGGCACCTCGCTCATGACGCGGGATGTCTACGAAGCGCTCGGAGCAGGCAACGCGGCCATTGTTGCTCGCAACTATCTGGAACAGGCAGGGGTCGACCCGAAGGATGCGGCCAAAGAACTGGAAGAGTTTATCAATGAGAACGGCAACCCGGTTGCCTTTAAGGCGAATGAGCGCGGCGAACACTTCCTGAAGATGGCTGAAGAGGTCCGGTCGTTTGGGCTCGGATCAGACAATCTCATGACGATCAATCAGGCGATGGGGACCTCGCTGAAATACAGCAACAAGGCGTATGAAGCGTTTGGTCAAGCCGAAGGGGCGCTGAACCAAGGGGCAGAGCTGGTCTATGCGTTGCGGAACGACAAGAAACACATCGAGATCACGGCCAACAGCAAAGATGCTCTCGACCGGAAGCGCAAGGCGCTCGGACTGAAGGCATCCGACGTTTCCGTGCGGCACATTCCCAACGAAGGCTACCGGATGGTTATCACTCCCCGCGCTTTCGGCAAGCTGGTCGATGAGGCCCCGACGGACAGTCGTGGTTTTGGTGGCGACGTTATGGGTTTCAGCCCGGCAGAGGTCAAGGCTGGCCATGCGAATACCGATGACTTTCGACCGTCGGCTATTCGGAGCTACACCCCGGAAGACAAGCACGGGCAAAGCTCGCAAATCAATATCAAAACAGAGCAGCAGTCGACCGCCCGTCTGGTGGCGCAGCAGAAACGGGTGTATCTCAACCATGAAGCTGGCACCGGCAAGTCGTTCTCTTCTTTGCTGACCAAGGCACATATTGAAGATGTAACCGGTCAACCCAAGAAGATGATCATTTACATGCCGGACAAGTTACAGGCGAACTTTGCCGAAGAGGTACGTAAATTCAGTAACTACACACCGCTGATTCTCCCTTCCGACAGCAAGAAAAAGCGGGCGGCGTTAGAGCAGGCGGCGAAAGACCCGAATATCGTGGTTATCACCAATCACCAGACCCTCGAAAATAACCCTGCTGCCATTATGGCTTATGGGGCGGATATCACTGTCGCCGACGAGGCACATAAAATCACGCAGAGAGAAACCAGCAGCAAGAAATCAAGTAAGAGTGCCAACCTACGCAAAGCGGCCAGCGCTTCAGAATACTACGTTGCGATGTCCGGGACCCCGACCCCGTCCGACCTGTCGGAACTTTATTTCCATGCGAACCTGATTAAACCGGAGAAGTTTCATTCGCAAAAAGAGTTCATGAAGAAATTCGGGGCTGCACATAAAGGGGTCGGTTACAAGACTGCCATTGCTGAGTTTATGAATACCCAGCTGAACGACCATGTTTATACCGTTAAGAAGACACTGGATACGAAGTTCACTCTGCATCGGCACGCGGTCAAACTGAGCAACACTCAGCGCGAAGGGTACAAGGCCATCTCTGAGGCGTTTCGGAACAAGGAGATGAATCACCTCCAGCGGGATCGTCGTTATAACGAAGTGTTGAATTCTCAGGATTGGAAGGCCAACGCCAAGTTTGACGAGATTGACAATATCGTACAGGCTCATATCAAAAATAAAGGTGCGGGTGAGAAGATCATCCTCTATGCGCAGGCCTACAAGACGGTTGACCAGATCAGGTCGTACCTGAAAGAGAAGTACCCGCAGTACGACCATGTTGAATTTACCGGCCAGACGAAAAAATCAGAGCTGGGGGCAAACAAGGACCGCTTAAAGAATGACCCCAAGGTTATGTTCTCGATTCATACGTCAGCTGGAGTCGAAGGTCTCAACCTGCAATACGACAAGAGTGGCGGCGGGGCAACGACGGTAGTCGCGGTGGCGTCAGGTGAGTACAGTTATGCAGCGATCGACCAGTTATTCAGTCGAGCCTATCGTACCGGGGCGCTTAAAGATATTGACGGGCACCTTGTTTTAACTAACACGCCGCATGATATCGGGACTGAGCTTCGCTTGGACGAGAAAGAAGGGGTCGCAAATCTGGTCCAGAATAAGCGGCTTGGGATCAAGGGGCCGAACGCAACCCAACTGAGGGTCAAGAAGGAGAAGGTTAACCATGCCGCATAACATTCAATATCTGCCGTTGATTAAATCACGGGGGGATCAGACAGTTGCTGCTCTGATTGTCCGCGCTGGTGGCGACCCAAAGAAGTTCAATCACGAGGAATTTAGCCGTGGTTACACGGTTGAAAAAGAACACAAAGCGGTCACCAAAGGAAACCCTGTGTTGACGGCCAAGATTGTTCTTGACCACCTTCGTGAAGTCCCCGATTACTACACTAAGTTGGTCAAGGTTGAGCACGAGGGACTGCAAAAGTCCCATGTTAAAGCGCACACCATGAAGACCAAAAGCGGTCGCACGGTTATGGTCCGGGCGCACGACGATAAACGGACCAAGCGTCAAGAAGAAGAACGGGCTCAGCGGACCAAAAAACCGGACGATCCCAACGTTAACCGATTGAAGCGGCAAGGCGAAGATCACTCCAATCAACGTCAAAAAGACATGGCGTCGACTGATGAATCCAAAAAGATACAACAGGCAAGCCGTTCACAGGCGCAGGTCATGGAGCTGGCTGAAGAGAGCAAGTCCGGCGAAGAGTTTGAAAAAGGATTGCGCCCCGGCATGGGAGTTAAAACGGTTGACCAGATGATTGCTCATCTTGACGAAACCGGCGCCGGGCACATGTCGTTTGAGGAGGCCCGCAAGAAGCTGGAGGCGGGAGGGCAGTATTACATGCGCCTGAATCTCAGCGTACCTTCCCTGCAAAAACTCAAAGGGCTCGACAAGGGGGATATCCCGGACGACTACGATAATGATGAACCGATCACTATCGTCAAAGGTGAGGTTGTCGACGGTAAACATCGAGCCATGGCCGCAGTCCGTGACGGTCGTCGCCTGTCCGCCTACCTTCCGGCGAAGGAGTGGTGGGACAAAATGCAGGACATAGGCAAGGATGAGCCACAGGAGGAGAAAACAGAGGCGGGCGAGGGGGGTAGTGAGGGTTTAAACAAAGAGGCGGCTTCAGAGGCGAAAAAGCAAAGCGCGGAGGGCGGGGATGATGGCGGGTCAAAGCTTCCGGCGCGGCTGTTAAATAAAATTAAACGCCGGGGAAAAGGTGAGGGTGAGGAAACGCAGTTCACCAGAGCCGAAGTCGATCTTCTGCTGGCCGACGGGGTTGTCGGGATTGTCTCTGCGGGTAAAAACCCAAAACTCGAAAAAGAGATGACCAAGGAGCAGGAAAAAAAGCGGCATGAGGAACTCCGTTCAGACCTGAAAGATAAGGGCCTGATGCACATGCAGGTTGTTGGCATGTACGAAGGACTTGAAGACTCGTTTATGGTTTTCACGCCGGAAGTTAAACGGGAAGAGCTGGTCGAGATGGGCGAGAAGTATAATCAGGATTCAGTCATCTTTACCAATAAAGGCAAAAACGAGATGATCTTTACGACGGGAGACGATAAAGGTAAACACCATCCCGGCGAAGGGTTTAAGGCACGCGGTAATAACGCGAAAGACTATTACACCGAATATGTCACCGAGGACGGCAAGAAGCGCCGGTTTCAACTTCAATTTGAATGGGGTGAACTCAAGAAAGGGCTGCGTGTTTTTATGGAATCACTACGAAAGTCACACGTCAAGGCGCACATGCGCAAGACCAAGTCCGGCAAGGTGGTGGCCGTCAGGGATCACACCAACAGCCGGACGAAGAAAACCTACCGCGAGCACAGCAATATCGGCGCTGCAAAACACGTAATTTCTTTTCACGACGGCAAGAAGAAGCACGAAGACGGCAGTGATTTCTATGACATAAAAATCTTCAGGAGCCAGAAAGAAAAACAAACCTTCGTCCGGGAGCTGGATGGTCAGGGGTATACGAATCACGACAATGCGGTGCAAAAGAAGGCTAAACCGGCCCAAAAGAAAGGCTCTATCCCCGGCAAGGACGAAATGTCTAACACCTACGAGGGGCCTTACCATGACACCTTTGATGGGAAGCCGACGGTGATGTATCGCGTCAAAGCTGGTGGTCACACTTGGAACCTCAAGGACCATCCTGAAAAAGTTTATGCGGACAAAGTTCAGGAGTACACTCAGTTATTGGCCGACCTCAAGGCAAAAAAGATCACACCGAGGAGAGTCGCTGGTGGTGGGGCCACGATGAAGAGTGCGCGTGAGTGGGTAGAAAAGACCAAAGCGCAGGCCGAGAGCTATTTGGCTGAAGTCAAAAAGAAGAAGATGCCGGTCTATTCCGGGAAAGCGCCAGCAGTCAAGGCGGCACCGGTTCAGAAGAAGGTCCCGGTAAAGCGGATCAGTAAAAACGAGGAAGATCATCTGTTTGGCAAGGACCGGGTCACAAACAAGCCCGTCAAGGGGGAGATTGAGTTGGACTTGCACAAGAAGGGCAAGCAGAAAGTCGCCGCTGACATTTACGGTCCGGTAGCCGTTCACAAGAATATCGAAGGCAAGGGCTACGTGGTAACTCATGTCAAGACCGGGCTATCGATCCGACGGGGTATTTCCTCGAAGGCGAAAGCGGTCGCGGCGATCCATGCCGCCCGTGAACTCGGTATTCACTACAACTTCACAACGGTAGCGGAGGCGGGAAAAGACATGGCGAATATGTCGAAAATGAAGCAACATTACGACACGCTGACCAAGTCCCAGTCCGTCCCGCGTCTGATCAGAAACGCATCCGGGCGCATGGTCGCGATCAAATAACTTCATCACCAAAAGGGAACCACGACCCATGACTTTTATTCTTTCAGAAATGAAAATATATTTACTGGCCAACCCTTCACTCCTTTGGGTGTTGTTTCTTCTCCTTATTTTTGGTGGCGGCGGCGTCACTGTCTATCTGGCCCGTCTGGTAATTATTCTTAAAGTTGGACGAATGAAAGAAAAAGAGGATACGCAGAACAGCAATATCGTGGCGGTTACAAAGATGGTCGAGCGGTTCACCGATACGAACGAACGGGGGCACACTCACTTATCGAGTA